TCAGAGCAGGATCGCGGCCTCATAGCGGGACTGGAGCACCTTCACGATCCGATCCTCGGTCTCGGGCAGCACGTGGGAGTAGACCCCGGAAATGCCCCGACCGCCACGGCTGTGGCCGAGGCGGGCCTCGATGGCCGAGTCGGGAATGCCAGCCGCTTCCAGTACCGCCTTGTGCGAATGGCGAATGCCGTGGACCTTCATGCCAGGCACAAGCGGATCCCACGCTGGGCGCCCCGGCGTTCCCCGCCGCTTCGGCTCCTCCTCGCGGCCGTCACATGCCGGCCGCCATACCCGGCGGTTGAACCCGGACCGCCGCAGCAGTCCGCCGCGCGGGCCGTGCCAGACGAACGAGTCCCGCTCGCCCTTCTTCGGCATCACGTCCAAGCGCGCGTCGATCATGTCGAACACGAACTCCGGGACAGGGGTGGTCCGCGCAGACCCGCGGGTCTTCGGAGGGCCCGAGGCCAGACTCCCACTCGATTCGACCAGGCAACCCAGCTCCGGGTGAATGCGCAGCACCCCGGCCTCGCGGTCGATGCACGGCCCGTTGTCGTCGGCGTCGCGATTGCCGGTGACGACCAGATCGTCACGCAGCCCGGCCATCTCAGCCCAACGCCATCCGCTGCCGTACAGGCACCACACCAGGTCCCGGTAGAAGTCACAGCGATCGGCTATTCGCGCGATGCCGGCTGTGTCGGTGTGAATAGCCTCGGCGCCATTCCCCTCGGGGAGCCGAATCTTGTAGCAAGGGTTGTAGGTCAGGATCGGAGGGCGGTTGTCCGCCGCCGCGGACAACAGGAGCTGGAGGTCCTTGTAAATCAGCTCGACCGTGCCGGGTGCCTTCCATCCGGCGAGCTCCTCATCGACCCAGTCCTGGATGTCGAGCCGGTCGAAGGCGGCCAGAGGGCTCTCGCCCCATCGGGGTTCGAGGTGCAGCCGCCAGCGCCGGTCCGTCTCCTCGATGCTGCGCGCAGCTTTCCGGGTCGACCGGCAGTAGGTGGGCCACCACCGCTCGCGCCAGGTGGTCAGAGTCAGCGTCTCGGCCGCGGGCTTCGGCGGCTCGACCGGCGGGGCCGGAGTAGTCAGGCCTGTGCACGCGGAGGACATCGACTCGCACAGGCAGTCCGGCACATGGCCGTAGTCCAAGTGCTTCTCGGCCTTGACCACCCAGGACCGCGCCGCCGCCTTGGTATCGAAGATCGGGCGCCACATGGTCTGATCCGTGGGCGCCCGATGGTGGGCCCGAACCAGCTTGACCCGGATCCGGCGCAGGCCGTCACCCGAGCGGGCGGGCAGCTTTTCGAAGGAGGCCATTGTCGGTCTATGTAAGCACCAACGCCGGCCCACCTCGACGCCACCCGCCCGCGGTTGGAGGGTGACCCGCGGTGACGGTCACCAGCTGGTCCGCTAGTTTGCCCGGTAGTAGCGACGGGTGAGGAACTCCCGCAGGTCCACCACGGTGAAGCGCCACCCGATCGACCGGGACAGCAGCAGGCCCGACAGCTGGCGGGCGGTAGCCCAAGAGGTCACGGTCCGCGGCTCCACGTCGAGCAGGCGCGCGGCCGTCACGGCACCGAACGGCTCCTCGCCGTCATAGGCGTCCAGTGGGGCCAGGATGCGGGCCAGGCCGGGCGGAACCCGGTCCTGCCCCACGTTGGCGGCACGTGTGGCCATCAGTTCTCCGCTCCTGTCGTATCCAGGTGGTCACACAGCTCGCCCAGCGCCTCCACGAGGGGGATGGGCTCGGGGCCGTCCGGCCGGGCCGGGACGGTCCGCGCGAGCACGGTCCCGTCCTCGGCCCAGTCCAGCGCCCACTGCTCGGGCTCGGTCATGACGCCGCGGCGAACTCGTCGTCGTGGGCCCCGGCCGACCCTGCCGCGGCCACAGCGCGGGCACGCACCGTGGCCAGCCAGAGCGGGTCTGACACGCCGTGGTGCCGACGGGCCGCCATCATCGGTGCCTGCGGGTGCTCCACGGAGGCGAACTCCGGCCGCCGGGACACGATCTCCACCTCCTGGTAGAGCCGAGCCAAGGCGGCGCGCCGGTCCTCGTGACGGCGGATCAGCTCGCCCGAGACCACTGCCTCCACCAAGTCCCCGATCTCCAGTCCGGTACGCAGCCCGAGCCGCTGGTCCAGCGTGGGCTCGGCGGGCGGGGTCATTACCACGCCGCCCCACATGCCCCACTGCTCCCCTCGGTCCACCGCGCCGGCGAGGCAGTCCAGCGCAGCCGGGCAGCCGTCGCAGACGTGCCGCGCCCGGGTTAGCAGGGTCATCGGCGACTGGTCGCCCAGATCGGTGATCTGGTCGTACAGCTCGACGTGACTCGCGCACGCCGGGCTGTCCACGGTCTCGCTGGTCACGGCGAGGCCTGCGCGGCCAGTTGTTCCATCTCCTCCGGCGACACGCCCGCGTCCACCGGGACGGCCATGCCCAACTCCTCGTCCCAGCCGTCCGGGCGCTCCTTGACGCCCTCGCTCAGCTCCTGGAGTCGGTCGCCCAGGAAGTCCCGCAGCGTGCTGGCCGGCTCGTCACCTTCGCTCGGCAGGAACTCGTCCATCGCCGGGTTGGCCTTGTTCTTCTCCAGGAAGTCCAGGACCTTCTGGCGTGTGATGTCGGGGCGCCGCGCCCACTCCGCGGCCTGCCGGGCCCGCTCGGCGTCATCCGCCGGGGGTGCCGCCGGCCGAGCCTGCTGTGCGGGTCGGCTGACCTGGCGCGGCGGGAGGGGCGCGGCCTGCTGCTCGGGCACCGCGTTGGCCGGAGCCGAGGCCAGGACCGACGCGGCCCCGCCGGAGCCGGCGGGTAGTGCGGCCGGACCCGCGCTGGTGCCGGCGGTGAGAGCGAGACGCTCCTGCTGGCGCACGGCGGCAAGCTCCTGGATGGTGCCGCCGCCCTCCCCCATCATGATCTGGAGAACCGACGCATCGATGTCGATGTCCACCACCGGGAAGCGCCGCCCCGGGCCGCCGGGCGTCTTGGGTGGCAGCTTCATCTCCCGGATCACCAACTTCGCGGGCAGGAACCAGTCCCCGCCCTTTCCTTCCTTCTCGGCACGCTTGCGCAGCTCGGCCGCCGCGTTACGCAGCCAGTTGGCTTTGACGGGGAAGCCTGCGGCCACGAACTTGCCGCGCGAGGTGAAGCGCCACCACCCGATGCCGCGCAGGTCCAGGAACCGCACCAGCAGTTGCGTCTCCGGCTTGCACAGCAGGCGGTCCGCCGCCTGGCACTCGCAGGGACGCCTGGAGACCTCGTTGACCGCACCCTCGCCCCCGGTGCAGCGGCGCATCAGGATGCCCTGGTCGAAGTGGGTCATCCACTGGTCCACCGCGCCGCTGACCCCGCCGAAGTCCACCGGCAGCGCCTCCAGCGGCGTGATCACCTCCCACTGGAGGCCCTGGTCAGCATCCCACCGGACCACCTCTCCGCCGAACTTCGCTGCGGCGGCCTCGACGGACTTCTTGGAGGGAGAGGTAATGCGCCAGGTCTTGAGCTTGACGGGCTGCTTCCCGCCATTCTTCCCGGGCTTGGATGTACCAATACGGAGCTGACCTTCCAGCACGCCTCGCTGCTGCATGTTCAGAATCTCCGGCAACAGGATCGCCATTACGCGGCCCCCCTCTCCTGGGTGGTTTCCGTGGTCTCGTCCGGCCCGAGGGGCCATTCCCTGCCCTCGATGGCCAGGATTTCCCGCGCGGTTCCCACCGTGGCGGGTCCGGCGTGCTTGATGGCCAGGAGCTTCTCCGGGCCGAATGCCTCCAGGTCCGCGAGCGTGGACACGCCGCGTAGGGCCAGTGCGTTACGCACCCGAATGTCGATCGAGGTGAAGTCGTCTACGCGGAAGCCGCCTGCGCGCACGCCTAGGCCGACGGAGCCCGACACCACTTCACGCTGGACCTCGAACCAGCGCCGGGCGTACTCCCACCCTGCGCGCATCTCCGGGGTGATCAGCACCCCGTGGGCCCGGTAGCCGTCCGGGCGGATGTGGATGACCACCCCGCCGGCCACCCGGGGCATCTCGACGATGGTGTTGGTGGCGTCACGCAGACTCATGTGGCTGCACGAGGCGTAGCCGGTGAGCTGCGCGCCGGTCTCGTCGTACACGGCGTTGCCGCTCTTGTAGTCCCCGATCAGCAGCTCGCCGGGCGGAAAGGTGTGAACCAGCCTGCGGCGCATCACCACCGGGAGCGACACCCCGAGCTCCAGGCCGCAGTCCCCGGTGCCCGCGTAGAGCAGGCGCCGGTTGTAGAGAGTGGCCTCCGTCCAGCGGTAGGTCGGCTGCATCTCCTCGATGAACCGATCGAGCGTGGCCTCGAACGGGGCCACCGCCTCGGCCTCATCCTCAGTGAGGGGCAGGTTCCGGTTGCGGATCTTGGCGTCGGCCACTCGGTGGAACAGCTTGCCCAGTTCGGAGGCCTCGGCCGTGATGCGCCGCGGCGCCCCGGCGATCAGCGCGATGGCTCGCTTCTCCTCGCCCTGCGCGATCAGGTCGGCGATCTCGTCGTGGCGCTCGACCGCGTACCGCGCGGCCTCGGTGCCGTGCCAGTACGGGATGCCGCCCTTGGCGCTGACGCTGCCAATGATCGTGGTGACCGAGGGCAGCAGGAGCCCTGAGTCCCAGAACGCCCTGTACCAGCGCTCGTCGCTACGTCGACCGCCCATCAGAACGGGGGCTCCGCAGCCATCTCCTCGCTGACATTCAGCCGTGGCGTCCCTTCCTCGCCCGGCTCGAATCCCAGGAGGGTGTGAGCAAGTTCGCGTACGTCCTGGAGCGAGAGATTCTTGTCGTGGACCATGCGCAGTAGCCCCACCTGCCGGGCGTCGTGGCCGCCTTCCCGAGCCTGCCGGGCCCACCGCGGCGCCAGCGGATAGCTCCCGTTCTGCGCCACCGTCCAGGCGATCTGGGCCTGCCTGAGCACCTGATGGGGAGCTGCCAGCCAGAGCGCCTCGAACACCCTGCGGTACTCCTGCAACTCGGCGATCAGCTCCGCGACGGTCTCCGCGTGCTCGGCCTCCCGGCAGTCACAGGCAACGTGGTGATCCGAGCAGGCGGCATAACGCGGGTCCAGGGTGCTCTTCGGGACGTCGTAGCCGGTCGCTCCGGCCTGGCTGGTGCCCGGCTTGAACCGGATCGTGGGGGTCATGACCTCGCTACCGCTCATCGGGTGCTCCGTCCAGCTCGTGGGGGATGGCGAATGCGCCGAGGGATTGGTCCGCAGCCGGGAGGTCGTCGATCTCGTCAGCAGCCTCGCCCAGGGCGTCGGCGAGCACCGTGGCCCTGGTGGCATGCCGGCCGGGGCGGGAGTCCCTGTAGGACGTGCGGTCGTAATGGCCACCGGGGCGCATCAGGACCGCTCGCTCTCGATGCCAGGCGGGAAGTCAGGGACGTCCCACCCGAAAGGCCGCTCGTCCGGCGGCAGCGCGTCGACGATCCGGACGAGGTCACGCGCGTCGAGCGCGAGTTCCAGTTGGGTCTCGGCCAGGCTCCGCACCCGGCCCAGTCGCGGGTTCTCCTCGCCGCGCCGTGCGCGACCGACTTCGTAACCAGCCACGTAGAGGTCATCGAGCGCCACGCGCAGGGCGCTCGGCGGCTGATGTGTCACGCCGCCCTCCCGCCGAGGTGCTCCCACCCGGTGACCATCTGGACGGCCAGGCGGCAGGGGCAGGCGTTCTCGTTCGGGTGACGGGTGCAGGTCCAGACGCCGTCCTTCAGCTCGACCACTCCCGACTCCGACACGCCGGGGGCGTTCGGGGCGGCGGAGATCCGGGCACGGACGACCGCGGGGCGCTCGGGGTCCGTGCCCCATTGGATCTTGCCCATGAGGATGCGGATGTCCCGGTAGTAGCTGAGCGCCTTCGGGCGCAGGGGGTTGCTGGTGTCAGCGCCCGCGTGGGAGCGGCGAGCGCGGGAACGGGTCACGGTGGTCATGCCGCCCGCCGTCCGATGAGGGCGCCGTCCAGCAGCCGCGCCGCCTCGGCCTCGATGTCCAGCCGGGCGCCGCGTACCAGCTCGGCCGCAGTGGTCCCCGCGCTGGCCAGCGGGACGAGCTGGTAACGCAGGACCTTCCTGGCCTGCTTCAGGTCATAGCTGGCCCCGCCGGAGTCGGCGCCGGTTAGCGCCACCTCGGCCTCGTGGCCCGCCAGCAGGATCACGGCCTCGTCGTAGGCCGAGCCGTCGAAGGTGAACGAGAAGCCGCCCGCGCGCCGGCCCACGTTGACCGCGATGTCGGTGGCGCCGAGCATGCGCGCGGCCACCGCGTGCCCGGCCTCGTGGATGGCGATGGTCTGCTGACGCTCGAGACTCGGGCCGCGCGAGGTCAGCAGGCGGCGGATGCTCACGCCGTGTCCTTTAGCGGTCTGTAGGGCCAGGAGCCGTCGATCTCGATATCGGGTCGGCCCTGACGGCTCAGGTACAACTCGGTGTTGATCGCCCAGGCGAGGTTGGCCTGGGTCTGAAAGGCCACGAGCTGGTCAAGGTCCATCTCGCGGAGGTGCCGGTACCGCTGCGCGATGCGCCACAGCACCCGGGCGGTGGTCAGGCAGTCGGCGAGCGCGTCGTGGGCTCCGACCTGCCGCGCGTCGTAGTGCCGGGCCAGCTCGCCGAGCCGGCGCTTGCCGCCCTTGACGTGGTTGCGGTGAATATCGCAGGCCCGGTCCAGCACCATCGGGTCGATCACCCGGATGCCGGTGAGGTCCAGCCCGCGGCCGTGGTGCCGGCGCATCTCCCGGTCCGTCAGGGTCAGGTCGAAGGTGGCGTTGAACGCCACCACCGGCAGCCTTTCGGCGCGGAACTTCTCGATGCGCTCGGCCACCCGGAGAACAGCGCCGGCTGGCTCGACCCCCTCGGCTCGGGCGCGCTCGTTGGTGATCCCGTGGACGTCGATCGCCCCTTGACCGATCTCCTTCCCCGGATTGATCAGCCAGGAGTGGGTGTCCACGGGGCCCTCCGGCCCCATCTCCACCCAGGCGGCCTGGACGATGCGGTCGGTCTCGACGTCCACCCCGGTGGTCTCGGTGTCGACGACCCCGAACCGGGCCAGCCATGGCGCGGGCAGGTCCGGGGTCACGGCACCTCCCTGCCGCGTGGGGAGACTCCGTCGCCGTACGCGTCGGAGTGGGCGGCAGTCTCCCAGTCGATCTGCCAGCCGACGGGCTGCTCGTGTGGCGGGAGTGCGTCGATGGACGCGACGAGGTCGCGGCACGTCAGCGCGAAGAGGACTTGCGAGTCGTGGCGGTCTGGCGCCGAACCCCGGCCCCAGGCCTTGCCTTCGTAGGCGCGCTGGACGCGCTCCGCAGCGACAACCGCGTCATCGAGTGCGAGGTGTGCGACCCGAGTCAAGTCAGTCACGGCCAGCCCCCCGGCGCCACCGGCGCGCGATGCCCGTCCGCGCCGGCTCGGGCTCGCGGCTGGCGCGGACCAGCGCGAGCGCGGTGTCCACGTGCTCCGGCGTGTACGCGGCGGCCCGGCGCAGATCAGCCAAGCGGCGGCGCAGGTGCGGGTTGTACTGCTCCAGCAGGTCCAGGGGGGACATGGTGGAGCCCTCGAAGGTGACCACCGAGTCGAACAGCATCCCGGCCGCGAAGTCCTCGACGCCGCGCAGCCGCCGCACCTCGGCGATCAGGTCGATCACGTCGTCGGTGGTGGCCTGCCCGGCGAGCAGGCGGTGCTCGATCTCGCCCAGGTGGGGACGGGTCGGCGCGGCGCTCATATCTTGCCGCCCTGGCTGCTGTCATCCTCCAGCAGTTCGTCCACGAGGGCCTTGGCCTCGTCGAACGGGAATCGGGTGCGGGCGACGAAGTCCTCGGTCCGCTCGGACGGCCGAGGTTCCCACTCCCACTGCCCGTCGCGGTTGAGGACCTCGGCGGTGTCCCAACCGGTACCGCCGTTCAGGACGGCCCAACTGTCGTCGTGACCACGCCGGGCGATCCCGTAACGATGTGGGTGCTCTCCGAAGTTGAACTGATCAGTCATGGAAGTCCTCCAGGTGCCCCTGGGCCAGGAAGTCCTCGACGGCCCCGCTCAACGCTCTATCGAGTCCGTCCGGGGTGTCGGTGGAGTGGCGGGCCGTCAGCCCGTAGACGCTCGGGTCGGTGTGGATGCCGAGGTCGTGGAGGGCGCGGTCGTAGCCGGCCTGGTCGGCAGGGCCATAGATCTGGCCCACCGGGTCGCTCGCGGTGCCGGCGCGGATGCCTCGTGGGTCCAGCGCGGCGGCCCGGTCCGGATGGCGGTGGTGCAGCAGCGCGACGAGGCGCTCGGCTCGGGCGGAGGAGTCAGCCACGGCTACCACCCCCGCGACGCAACGGGATGATGTCGGCCGGCACCTCGTGGAGGTCGACCACTCTTATGCCGTTGCGCTTCGGTTCGACCTGGAGGATGAGCCTGCCGGCCTCCGGATCGCGGGTGACGACCCACAGCCGGGCGTCGGCGGTCTCGGCGGGTCGCTCGAACAGGTCGCCGATCCGCGCCAGATTGAACAGCGTGTTGACGCGAGCGTCGACGGGCTGGCCGGCCGGCATCTTGCTGTAGCGCCAGGTGGTCATCGGATACCCCACTCACGGCTCTGTCCGGTGGGGTCGCCGTAGGTGCGCCACCCGAGCCGCCGGGCCTGCGCGGCGAGCCGTCCGCGCCAGTTCTCGGGGAGCCATTCGTCGGCGTACTCGCCATCGCCCCTGACGTGGATCAGCGGAGCGCCATGCGGGGACGAGCGGAACTTGATGCCGAGCCGGTCGGCGTCGGCCTTGATCGTGTCGATCGCGGCGGTGAGGCCGTCGGTGGCCTCGGTGCTGTCAAGGAAGTAGCGAGTGCCGAGGCGTCCCACCGTGGAGACCTGGCCGGCGTCCAGGTCATCGGCGTCAACGAATCCGTCGTCCTGGAACTCCAGAGAGGCGCCCCAGCGGACAGTTCCATCAGCGCGCTCGTCGGCGCCGACCGTGATGCCGGCCGCCCAGTAGCTCGGTCCGTACATCAGGAGGCCGCCTCACCGAGGTTCACGACGCGGTTGTCCTCGGCGAACTGGCCGGTCTGGCCGAGGAGGAGCAGGTCGTCGCGGACCTGCTCGGCGACGCCCTCGAACTGGTGGTGCCAGTCGTCGGCCAGCTTCTCGTCCTCGGCGTACACGCCGTGCAGGTTGTGGTCGGAGTCCACCGTGACATCGGTGGCCTGCGGCCAGGCGTCGCGCACGGCGAGGGTGACGCGCGCGGTGAGGAGTTCGGCGAGGTTCCCTGCGGCTCGGGCGGCAGCCTCGGTGCAGTGGGTGAAGAGCGTCTCGGCGACGTCGATACGCCTGGCGAGGTCGGTCATCAGGCCTCCGCCAGCTCGGTGATGACGCCGATGCCGATCGCCCGCGCGGGGCCAACCTCGACGATCTTGTCCTCGCCCGATGCCCATGCGAGGTTGGCGTGCTCGGCCAGGTCCTGGGCGTGCGCGGGGTCGTCAGCCTTCCCCTCCCAGGTGGCGTACTCGGTGGCGCGGGTGGTGCGCTCTCGGGCGAGCGCCACTGTGTAATGCTTGGTCAAGGTCTTCCCTCTCAGGTGAGACATCTCGGCCGGGTTGCGGGGTACGGGTTGGTCACCCCCCGCGCCCGGCCGCTGTCATGCAGCCGCGGGCGCGGCCTGGTGGTAGTGGCGCTTCGCGAACGTCCGCAGGTCCGCCGGGGTGAAGCGCCAGCCGACGCGGCGACTGTGGAACAGCCCGGCGAGCTGGCCATCGCGTGCCCAGGCGGTTACTGTCCGGTCCCTGACACCGAAGATCTCCGCCACCTGTGGGGCGGTCAGCACCGCTCCGTCCGCAAGCGCGTCGATCCGCCCGAAGAGTCCGTCCAGCCCATCGGGGCCGGCAGGACTCGGGCGCTTCCCTCTTCCGATCACCGCATATCTCCTCCCATCACCGTCGCACCGCCAGTCATCGGCAGTCTACGTCAGTTAGAAGAGAGAGACAGAGAGAACCGCGGGCGAATCGCAGCGAGTCTCTCTTCACACAGCGACGAGCGCGTCACGTTCCGAGGTGTGACGCGATGTCCGGGAAGATGACGGTGTTGCACGGCCGACTGTCGAGGCGGGATGGGATGCTGTGACCATGGCAGTGGGACACGACGAGCCGGGCCCGACGCCCGTCGACGGGCGCGGGCGCGCGGTCACGACGCCGGATCAGTCGCAAGCCCTGTACGAGGCCGTGGAGCACCGGCGCATTCAGCGCGGGTGGCTGGCCGGCGCCGGAGGGACCAGCTCGACTCTCTACAGCCTCCGCGACGGGCGACCCGCCCTGCTGACGGGCCTGTCCAAGTGGAGCAAGCGCATGGAGTGGACTCCCCGGTCCGCCCTGCGGGTGGCGGTGCACGGCGAGGAACCCACCCCGCTGGAGGAGCTGCCGGCCCGACTCCGCCGCGAGATCGAGGCTCGGTGTGCCGAGCGTGGGGTCGACCCCGCCACCGAGATCCCCGTGGGGATCTGGACCGCGCTAACGGAGGGCCTGCTGCCCGCACTGCCCAGCGCGGACGACCTGTTCGACGCCCTGGACCGCGGCTCCCTGCCGTCCGCCACCGTGCAGGCACTGCTGGACGTGGATGGGGCGATGGCCTGGCGGCCGGGGTCAGCTCAGCGGGTGGCAGTGGATGGACAGGAGCCCGAGCCTGTCGAGAGCGACCGGCGCCTGGTCTTCGAGTTCCCACAGGCCCCGCCAGCGGTGACAGTAGAGGAGTGGTACCAGGTCTCCGGCCGGGCCACTACCGTGGCGCCGCAGATGTCACCCGAGGATCGCGGTCGTCTCGCGGCGGTCGTGGAGGAGATGCTGCGGGACTGGGAACGTCGCCAGGGCGGCTGACCGCTCGGGCCACACCCTTCATCTCCGCGGACACCGGGAGATCGGCGCCGCGGATCAGGCCGCAGATCCAGGTCAGGGCCTCGGCCCATCCCTCCATTCGCCCCCATCGCTCGGGGTCCAGGGTGTCGTCCTCCGCGAGGAGACCCTGCACGAGATCCAGGCGCTCGGTCACGATGCATTCAAGGGGCACCTAACCCATGGTGATAGTTGTGATGTCACCAGTCACCCTTTGTGACAGGCGTGTCCGAACGTAGGGATGGAGAGACCACCTGTGGCTCTCAGCGACGATACGGTTACAGACCGTGGATATGGTCGAGCGCCTTTGGGGATCGGCGACCCTTCCGCCCGGGGTTGAGGGCTACGTACGGATCGCACGCCACGGCGGCCGGACCCTGGCACTAATCATCACCGCGGACTCCCTCACGCCTGATCGGCGCGCCGAGGTACGCCGCGACCTGCTGGCGCAGGCCCTGCGCAAGGTTGGCGCCCAGCCATCCGACGAGCCCTGTCCACCACTCGACCGCACCTGACCCAGGGAACCCACGCCATCCGGCCGCCGCGCCAGGGCAGTAATGCCTGGCACGGCGGCCTTTCTCATGCCGCGCGAGGCGCGCCCGCCAGTTCTCTCATCTCTCCGTCTCTCTCTTTACACTGACGTATACTGCGCTTGATCCCCGAGATCACGGGGTGTGAAGGGAGACCCGGTGACACTCGACGACCGCTGGGACGAGGGCTGGGGGCACCCCGGCTGGGGCGAGATGGCCAACGGCTCCCTGTTGGACGCGGTGGTGGACGGCCTGGACGCGCTCGCCACCTACGCCGCCGAGAACCCCGACGAGGGCGACCTGGACGAGCTGCTGGCCGCGGCCGAGGACGAGCTGGCCTACGTCGAACTGCCCGAGAAGGCCGACGAGGTGCTCGCCGCCGTCGAGGCCGCCCGCTACGAGCTCGCACTCGCCGCCGTTCCCGTCCTGCCCGTCGCTGCCAGCCCGGCGCTGGCCACCGCCGCCTGAGAGGAGCAGTCGCATGTTCACCGAGGATTCCCCTGCCCACGAGCCGATGCGCCCGCAGGGCAAGCCGCGCCGGATGCGCCGGGTCGGTCAGCACACCCGGCCCCGCACCGTCGCCGAGCCCCTCGCCGCGCCCACCACCCTTGCCGCCCGCCAGGTACTGGCGCTGACCGCCGCCGGCATCATCCGAGTTCCGCAGGAGCTGCTGTGAGCACGTTCGCCGCCAATCTGAGGCTTGCGACCGAGGCCGACATCGAGCCCAACGCCGCAGAGAAGGCTGCCGCCTTTCGCCACATGAGCGCGCCTGGCCCGATCCGCGATGTCAACGGGGTGTACGTCCGCGCCCTTGGGGCCCACAGCTCTGACCTCGGTGCGCTTCGCCGGGCAGTCCTGCGTGGCGACCTAGACGAGATCGTCAGAGTCACTCGCGAGATGACCGCCGTCAACGAGGTGACCGAGGAGCTGATCGAGGGGTTCATCGCCCGGACGGACGACGTGGCGTGAGCGGGCCGACCCGCGGCGGTTTCGCCGAACTGCTGGACGCTGCCGGGCAGCCGACCGACTCCGAGGGCCCGGACGCTCAGTACAACGCGGACGTCTGGGAGCTGCGCAGCCGGATCGGCCTGCTTTCTGACGCTCTGCGCACCCGCCTGGTCGTAAGCGAGACCGATCTGGAGCCCACCGCCACCGACCTGGTCAACGTCCGGGAGGCACTGACCGCCGACCTCGGCCCGGTCACGAGTCGTCAGGACGCCTCGCAGCGCGGGTTCAGCGCGAACCGCGCATACCTGAGCCTCCTGCGCGAGGCCCACACCGCCGGGGATCAGGAGCAGGCCGGCCAGATGGTCCGGCTGATGACCGCCGTCGAGCGGGTGGTGGACGACCTCTCCCCCATGCCACAGACGCCCGTCCTCGAAGGAGGCGACGCCTGATGTCCGACCTCACCCGCACCCGCCGCCAGCACCCGGCGATCAGCGCCGGAAGCTTCCCCGTCCACCTCGTCTCTGGCCCCGAGGGGGCCGTCACGTTCAACCAGCTCACCGGGGTTGAGGTGCACGCCCGCCGGCCGGTGCGTGACGGCGCCAGCGTCGGCACCGGTTGCGCCTACCTCGACGGCGCCGACTGCCACGGCCTGGACGTCAACGGGACCCGGGAGGTCCTCTTCACCGAGTACGACCGCCGGGAGCAGACCGACGGGTCCGACGAGGCCCTCTACGGAGTCCTGGAGGGCCTCTACGACCAGTTCATGCCGGACGGCGCCGAATGATCACGATCTCGCACACTCACGCCGAGGGCACCGTCGCCGAGGGCACCAGCAAGGGCGACGGCGCTGGGGACGTCCTCAAGGCCAACGGCTTCTGGTTCCGGTACGGCGCCTGGCGCATCCGTGGGAGCCGGGACCGGATGTCCTCCTGGCGCATCGAGGCCGCCGCGAAGGCTCTGCGTGCCGCAGGCTTCGAGGTGGCCGTGGAGGTGGACGACACCCCGCGCCCCACCGCCGAGGTGGAGGCTGAGCGCGCGGAGCGGGCCGATTCCCGCGCGGGCCGGTTCGCCGGGTACGCGCAGAACGCCGCCAAGCGCTCGGCAGCCGCCGAGGCGGGCGCCCGCGAGATCCAGAAGCACATCCCGTTCGGCCAGCCGGTGCTCGTCGGCCATCACTCCGAGGCCGGGCACAGGAGGGTACTCGCCCGCATCGACCGCGGCTGGGACAAGGCCGTGGAGGAGGGCCGCAAGGCCACCCATTGGGAGGGGCGCGCGCAGTCCGCCGAGATCTCCCAGCAGTACCGGGAGAACGTCTACGTCACCCTGCGCCGCATTGACCGGCTGGAGGCCGAACGCCGCCGCCTGGCGCGCGACCTCGACCGGTTCTCGGAGGACTCCCCGGCCTATCCGCGCATCACAGCGAAGCTCGCCCAGCTTGACGAGCAGATCGCCCACTGGAAGGCCCACGTTGCCGCCGCAGAGGCAGCTGGCAAGAAGGTCTGGCGGCCCACCGACTTTGCCAAGGGCGACTACATCCAGTGCGGCGGCTCCCGCTGGCACCGGGTGTTGCGGGTCAACACGAAGTCCGTGAGCCTCCGCAACCCGGACAGCCCGAACCTCGCGCCTGTCCCCATCCCCTACGACAAGGTGACCGGCCACCGCACCGCCGCCGAGCACGCCGCCGCGAACCTCCCTGAGGGTGGCCGTGCCTGACCTCGATATCGCTGCTGTCGGCGTGCAGGCCGGGCTGGTGGCCGTGCTGCGCCTGGGCTCCGACCCGGACTCTGGCGGCCCCGAGGAGGTGGCCGTCGACATGCTCGACCGCGCGGCCGAGCTGGGGGACGCCGGCGAGGTGGAGCGCGGCGGCGCGCTGTGGGACGCGGCCACCTTGGTGCTCGCTCGCCTGGAAGGCATGGACGTGCTCGACCGGGCGCGGGTGCTCGGCGAGGCCGCCGACCGCGACGACGAGCGCCACTACTGCCGGGCCGGCTGGCCTGGCGGGGGGTGACGAGTCCCTGGGCTTTCGCATGCCCGGGGACCTCTCTGCCTCTCTCGAAACACCACCCCACACCATCCACCGAGAGGTACCGCATGGACCAGACCACCACCGACCCGGCGGACGAGACCGCCGGGTCGACCGACACCGCCACCCGCGTGCACCTGCTGGCCGTGCCGCACCACGTCACCCTGCGCGCCGAGCGCGTTCCCGACGCCTTTGGCCCCGGCCACCACTACGAGATCACCGGCCACTATCAGGCGGGCGCGCAGGCGTTCACCCCGCAGGTGGTCTCCGACTCCGCGGCCGGCAGTGCGGATGACGCGCTGCGCGTGCAGCTCCGCCGCTTCCGCGAGCGGGGGTGGTGACGATGGCGAACGGGCTCGATCCCTTCGTCGCGCAGTTCTGGGACGAAAAGATCGCCTGGCACGCGAACGGAGATCGCACGGACAAGGGTCAGCAGGTCATCCGCTCAGGCGGGGAGCACTACGTGGTCGGCCCCGAGGGCGACCCGCTGCCGGGCTTCGGCGGCCACCCCTTCGCCTTCCGCCTCGACGAGGGCGGCGAGCTGTTCCACACCGCCAACCTCTGGCACCAGGGCGCCATCCCGGACGAGTACGCCGACCAGCTGCCGGACAACGCCGAGCGGGTGCAGCCGTGAGCCGCTTCTACGGCGTCAAGGGCACGCGGACGCCGGTGAGCGCCGTCGTCGACCCTGCCGCACTGGTCGCGCACCTGGTCAAGACCATCGCCTTGAGCCTGAGTTGCACCTCCTGGTGGCAGCTCGGGGCCGTCCGCCACGACATCTAACGGAGATCCTGTGTTCAAGAAGACAACGTTCTCGGTTGGCGACTGGGCCGGGCGCGCCAACGACCTCGCCACGGAAATCGGACGGCTCGTAGCGAACGAGATTCGGGAACACGACCGGTCCTCCTGTTCGGACGACGATCCGAGAAACCAGTACCCCGATCCCGATCATGGGATTTCTCGATGCTGGCGGTGCGCCGTCCTGGCTGCTGGAGGCGAGACCGAGTCCTTTGGCCTCGAATACCCAGACGCGACCGTCGAGGTCGATCTCACGGCAATCGTGAACGTGCGGGCGATGGAGCCCGCCGAGATCGAGAGCCGGAACGACTGCCAACACCACACGCGGCTGGGCGACTGGTGATGGCCAATCCCGACGTCGACCGCGAGGCACTGATCGCCCACCTGGCCCGCGCGCACCCGAACCTGCTGACCGGCTCCGGCGTGCCGCTGCCGGACAGCGAGGAGTTGGACGCGGTGCCCATCGAGGTGCTGCTCGCCGTGCACGAGGCCAATCACCTGCCGGTCTTTCGCGAGCACGACTACGACGACTGGCTGACCCGGAACTTCACCGCCGAGGGAACGACCCGATGACCGAACCGCTGACCTTCGCCCTGGACCGGGGCCGCACCCTGCTGGTGACGCCAGCCCCTGTGACCCCGGTCGAGCACCTGACGGGCACCACCCGCGAGGCGCTGGCCACCGTGGCCGACGAGCACGGGCGCAACTGCGGCCGGGTGGAGCGCGCCTACTGGGGTGCGTTGCAACTGACCTGGCCCAACGGCTTCGACGCCCGTCTGACCAACGGCGAGCGCGAGCGCCTCAACGCCCTGTTCGACCCGCGGCGGGTCTCCGACCTGCCCGCATGGGATGAGCTGCACGACCTGGACAAGGGCGCGGCCCTGCTGCACGTCTGGAAGCGGCGCTGGGAGGGTGCCGGCTACGCCCGCGAGCACTACCCGGCCCGCTACCTGGATGACTCCCGCCTGGTGGCGCTGCCGCCGGAGCTGGCCTGCCGGCACGCGGTCATCGTGGCGCGGTACTGGGACTTCGCAGTGGACCGGCTCGGCATGGACGAGGTCGAGCGGCTCTACTACGGCGCGCTGGTCGAGGAGGACCGGCGCCGTGGGGTCGTGCGCCAGACCTCGCCCGCCTACAGCGCCGCGCTGGCGGCGGCTGGCGGCGTGGGATGACTGCCGAGCCGGGCTGCGGCGCGGTCTACATGAGCGCGGACGTTGTCGTGGACCTCCGTGCGGTCACCGACACCGAAGCCGAACGTGCCGCCCGCACCGATGACGAGCCCAACCTGATGAGCGCCTACTCGTGGGCGCTGTTCGACTTTCGCCACCGCCGCGGCCTCCCGGAGTACATCGACGAACCCGACCTGTGGCGTGCCGCCCGGGTCCGCGTGGCGGCTCGCGCCGAAGGGCTCACCCCGACCGCGGCGTGGCGCCGCGTCCTCGACAACGACATGCAGGCCTGCGTCGGCGTCGCTGCTGACGGAGCCGAGGAGATCTCATGACCCAGATCAGCGACCCGAGCGCCCCCGACTTCTCACCCATGGGCTGGCTGGGCGCCCTCGCGGCGGAGGGCGATTACCAGCGGGCTCTGGAGGAGTTCCGCGAGAACCAGATCAGCCCTGGCGACATGGAGGACTTCGAGGAAGACCTTGCCTGGGCGGTCCGCCAGGCCACTCCGCTGGACGGTGACCCGACGCCGACCCGGAACCGGCTGCTCGCCGAGCCGGACGTGATCATCGCTCGGCGCCGCTCGGAGTCGGTGCAGGCCACCCGGGACTTCGTCGACGCGCAGGTCGACGAGCTGCTCGCCCGGGGCGACGATGACTGACGATCCGATTCGCGGACGGATCGCCGAGCTGATCTACGAGTCCGCCGACGACCACGGAGTCGTTGAGCCCAGCGCCGAGCAGATGGGCGGCGCCCTCAATGCCGTCCTCGACCACCTCGACACCTACGCCGCGCAGACCGCCCGGGACGGCGACCCGATTGCCGTTGTCGGCGATCTCCGGAACCTCCTCATCGAGCGGCTCGAAGTGGAGAACGTTCCCGACCACAACGGCCCGAACTGGGGTGTGCGGTGACTGATCACCCGCTCCCGCCCGGCGCCCGGGTGTACCACTGGCGCGCGCAGCAGTACCCGGAGGCCATGCGCGGCACGGCCACCGTGCTCGGGGCCGAGCCCCACGGTGGCTCCTGGGAGTACGAGATCCAGCGCGACCGGCCCCTGTTCGAGGGCGGCTCGAACGGCCCCACCTGGTGGGCCAGTTACCACACCGCCCGCGCCGTCCGGGACTTCCCCGTCTTACCGGAGGACCAGGCCGAGGACGAGCGCGCCGGGGAGTTCGCCGCCTCGGTGCGCGAGGGCGGGCTGACCTACCCCGAGGCCGTCGCCCGCTTCTACCCCGAACCCACGGAGGACTGACACATGATCACAGCCATTGCCACCGGCGAGCCGGCGGAGCCCGAGGAGACCCCCGAGGTCACCTACGAGAACTTCCAGGGGCACTACCGCCAGCACATGGGCGACGTCGCCCGCACGCTGGCGGACGCGGTCGACACGCCCCTCGCGGCGGCCCGCCGTCTGCTCTCGCCGCGCCCGGAGGAGTTCCAGTGAGCGCCGCAGATACCTGCCCGGCCACGGTGCACCCGCCGGGCGGTTCGTGGGGCGGCCGGGCCTGCGGTCGCACGCTGAAGACCGACGAGCAGCGCGAGGCTGGGCTGTGTGGGCCGCACCTGGCAGGCCGGCGCCGGTCCGATGCCTCCATGGCTGCCTGGAGGGACCGCGAGGCCGCCGAGCGCGTCGAGAACGAGACCATGCGCGGCATCGCCGGGCGGTTCCGCGGACTGATTCCTGACGTGGAAGCCGACGACCTGTCGGTCTCCGGCGGAGAGATTCTGCTGCGGCGGCCCGCGGCCGAGCGGCTGCTGGAACTGCTGGAGGCCGACGACCTGGCTGGGGGCGTGTGATGCCCATCCTGTTCGGCCCCGACGAGGGTCTCGACTGGCCCGAACTCCACGCCAGGACCACGGCGCCGCGATCACAGGAGCCTGACTGGGACCCGGACGCTGACACCGCCTGGTCCCAGCAGATCCCTGGAATCCCCTGGGACGAGGAAGGACCCGAATGATGGGCCACGACCCGGACGAGGTCTGCACCTGCGAGCCCGGCGGCATCGACATCTGCGAGTACCGGATGGTGGCCGATCTTGTGATCGACCGCCTCAACCCGCCGGACAGCGACTTCGCGGAGGTCTCCATCGTCAGCGAGGCCATCGAGCGCCTCGCCAGCTACGTGGAGAAGCTCCCCTGCACCTGCCTGGCCGACGCCGCGCCGCCCGAGCTTGGCGACCCCTGCGAGCGCTGCCGCGTGCTCGGTCGGCGCCTCGACAAGCGGGAGGAGCGGTGAAGACCGACCGGTCCGCAGCCTTCCCGACTCTCCTCGCCGCCGCCCTCGCCGCCCACGAGGTCGCCGACAACCTACTGGGCCAGACCGACAACCAGGCTGGCCGCAAGGACAAGCCAGGCGCCGAGGGCTGGTGTGCGAACCTGCGGCACGTCGCCGCCTATCACGCGGTGATGGCCGCCATGGTCGGGGCGACGGTGCGTGTGACTCGCGTGCCGGTGTCCGGTCGGGGCCTTCTGGCTGGATTCGTCGTCTCAGCGGCGAGCCACGGGTTCATCGACCGGCGCTGGCCTATCCGGCGCCTCATGGCCGTCACCGGAAGTCCGGCATTCGCCGAGATGACCATCACCACCAGCGTGCCCGGCATGCCGTGGAAGCCGGGCCTCAACCGCGGCGACCAGGCCGCACACGCCGGGATGCTGTGGCTGGCTGCGCTGGTGGCCACGAGGCTCTCGCGCGTACGGACCACGAGGGACCTCTGGTGACCCGGGACGCGACGCCGGCCACCCGGGCGACCATGGCTCGCGCCATCGGACTGCTCTGGGCCGAGAAAGAGGACGCCGCCTGGGACGCCCTGGACGCCCTGGACGACTTTCAGCTCGACGCCGTCCAGGCCCTTGCTGGGAATCTCGGCACCATCGCATCCGAGATCGTGGGGCGGCGGCATGGCTGACAGTGACCAGACCGATGCCTGAGTCCACGCCGCCGGGCACCGTCGCCCGCGACATCGAGATCTGGGGCGAGCCCGGGGCGGACCACTACGTCAGGCCGGGGACGCTCGGCACGTTCGGCCCGCTGCGCTGGTGGCGGGTTCAGGGCACGGAGACCGTCGGCGAGCGGGCCGGCTCGTCGTGCGCCTTCGCGCCCGTCGGCTCCCCCGATGAGGCCCGAGCCCAGATCGCCGAGCTGCGCGCCGATCCCGAGAGGGCTCGGTACGACACCTGGGAGATCATCCACATGGAGTCCCTGATCAGGACGTCGCTGGTGCCGCTGGAGCCCGCCCCAGCCGAGCTCGGCGCCGAGGGCTGCCACCGCTGCAACGGGTCCGGCGTGGTGCCGACCCACGACGGCGAGGACGAGCCGTGCTCCTGCCGCCACACCGCGACCGGTGAGGGAGTGCGTGATGCGTGAACCCCGCCGCTTCTGCGACGCCTGCGGGGACGAGCTACCGCTCCGTGCCGACCCGACCGATGACCTGTGCGACGACTGCGGGTGGGATCGCGCCGTGATGGATGGCGAGGCACAAGAGGCCAGCGTCGAGGATGCGCTGCACGTCGCCGGTCAGTGCGGCCCGGACTGCGTGCCCTGCGACGACGCGGCCGAGGCCGATCTGAGGTTCACCTGATGCCTGAGCGCCACCGGATCCGCGCGGCCACCCCTGGTGGGTCGACTGCCGAGATCGACCTCACGACCGCCGAGCCCGGGAGCGTGACGCTGCTACGCGCACTCCTCTCCGCTGCCGGGTTCGAGGTCACCCACCACGTGGTCGACGAAACCGACACGGCCGCCATGGCCGCGAGTGGGGCCGAGCCCGAGCGCGCGTGGATGGACTGCCCGGTGATCCACGCGGAGCTGCCATGCGGCAGGTGCGGCTGGCCGGGCACGGAGGAAGTCGAGCGCCTCTTTGCCTCGCACTACCGGGTGCCCGGCACGGCCGCCGCCGAGGAGCAGGACAGTGTCTGAGCGGGCGATCACCGCCGAGACGGGTCAGGTCTGCCCGAGCTGCGGCGATCAGTGCAGCCGCGACGAGGCCGACGTCGGCATCGGGACCATCTACGGCCCGTGGGCCTGCTACTGCGGGTGGAGCGGGGACCCACGCTACGACGTGCGCGACGGTGCCCGAACGGAGCGCGGCTACGCGGTGGATCAGTGGGGCGGCCTGACTCCCCGGTCCGCCCCGGCTAAGGGCGGCGACCATGTCTCTGGTCCCGAGTGCCGCACCAACCACCACGAGGAGTCCCCCAGTGGCGCCTGAACCCTGCCCGTTCTGCGACATCGCCACCGGCCGCGCCCAGGCGCAGGCCCTGCGCCGCTACGCCGGGTCCGTCGCGTTCACACCGCTCAATCCGGCCACCCGCGGCCACACCCTCGTGGTTCCGAACCGGCACCACGAGGGCATCTGGGACGTCGACCGCTCGACCTGGCAGGGGCTGATGGGTGTGGTCCACCTGGTGGCCGGCAAGCTTCGCCAGGAGCTGCGGCCGGACGGCATCAACATCATCCAGTCCACTGGCGAGGCGGCCACGCAGACCATGTTCCACCTCCACGTCCACCTCGTCCCCCGCTACGCCGGGGACGCGATGGGACCGATCTGGCCCACGAGGGAGGTCCACCGTGCCAGCCCCTGAGCACGACCAGATCGTCGACAACCTGCGGGCGGCGTGGGTCGCCAGCTCGCTCGACCAGCACCAGCTCGCCGCAGCCATGGAGATGACCGTGGACGACCTCGCGCTCGTTCTCGACGGCGAGCAGCCGCTCTCCCTGGAGGACCTGGTTCGCTTCGCCGCCGCGCTCGACACCACGGTGGATCGCCTCCTCGGCACGTCCGAATGCGAGGTGCGGATCATCGGGCCGTGCGTGATGTCCGGCGAGGAGGCCGAGCCGACCGGTGCGGACGGGAGCGCCGCGACCCAGACCTGCCGCACCTGCGACCAACCCCGCGGCGCCCACGCCGCCCGTTGCCCGCAGGGCGTGATCGACGGGCTCCGCAAACGGATCACCGAACTGGAGAAGCTCTGCGCCCGCTGGCAGCGCAAGAGCGGCGTCCTACTGGACGACGAGCACGCGCTGCGCGTCGAACTCCAGGCAATGACGGAACGCGCCGAGTCCGGTGAGGCGCGGGAGCGCGCGGTGAGAGTTCTCCATGTCGGCGATCATCTTTGCTACACGCCGGATGGCGCGCGGACCCGATTCCACCCCGATGGGACGGGCCTCCGGTGCGCGACACTCGCCGCCCTCGACGCCACCGGTGCGCCAAACTACGAGCACCAGCCCGAGGTCATCCCCAACGCCACCGCGGTCGGCGACTCTGTCACCGTCTGCCGCCGCTGCTCGGACGTGATGTGCGACTACGTGCGGTGGCCCTGCCCTTGGGCACGCGCCGCCGGCACGCCGGCCACCTCCCAGCCAACGGCAACTGGCGTCCCAGTGGACCTGGAACGCGCCAAGGACGACTGGTTCCATGGCCGTAGGCACGCCTTCTGTCTGGAGTGCGCCGGGGGCCCGTGGGCGCATCCCGGCACCTGTCCCGGATGGGATGGTCCGACCGATGGGCCCCATCTCGATCCGCCGTGCGCGACGTGTGGCCGGTGCGAGCATCTGCACCGGGGCGTGCACGTCGACCGTTGGAGGTGCGCCACGTTCGTTCTCGCCGCCGGCACGCCGATCCCTGTGGTCACCGCGGCCATGGTTCGCGCCGGCCACGACGCGCACCTGCGAACCCCTGCGTCGCGCGGAATGGTACGCGCCGACGAGGACCCACGGATGCGGGCCGCCCTCGAAGCGGCGCTCTCCGTCGCCGCCATCGGCGCACCCGCGGACCAGGCCTGACGGGCGATCAACCCTGGTCCGAACGGGGCCTTGTCACCCGACTCGTTCGGACTACCCGCGTTTGTCGCACGGCAACGATCGGACAACAACCCGTGGTCACCCCTCGACAGGACCCTGACCTGCGCGGAAGCTCCTTTACCACGCACAGGTACCCATCGATTCCGGGGGGTTGAGATGAGTCAGGAACTGGGGCTTTACGCAGCAGCCAGGCGGGCTGGCGTCAAACCGAGAGTCATCATCGACTGGATCGCCAACAGCGAGCTGAGGGCAACCTGGTACTACGCGGCCGGGTGGCATGTGACCGCGAAGGAACTCGACCGAGCCGTGAGGGCACACCGCTCGTAGCCCTCACACGCCGAGACCCCCGTGCCGCACCGGCCGGGGGTCTCGGCGTGTTCCAGACCTCGCCACCCTCGGCACCCTCGGCGGCGATCACCGGGGCCCAGATGCGGCAGGGCGGAGAGCGACGTAAGCCGCTCTCCGCCCATGGCCTCCCAGCCACAACCACCGCCACGACACGCTACACAGGGTGCATCTATGACGCCAGAGAGGTATCGGTGGTCTACGGGGAGTACCTGCGGCAAGGGGAGCGAGATGACCGGGGTGAACGTACCGACGCTCACGGACCACGAGGTCCTGCTGGACCGCATGGACGACATCGAGAAGCGGCTGACCGCGGTGGAGCGCGGGTCGACCCCGCCGCCGGCCGCGAGCACGTGGCTGTCCGGCGCCTACCTGGCGGGCAACAACTACACCCAGGCCGGGCCGGACGAGTGGGCCCGGCGCTTCGGGTTCCGGCCCGGGATGTGGCTGGTCTACTCCGACCGCGAGAAGGACGCGGCCACGATGTGGCGCTCGGCCCACCTGATCAACACCACCACGTTCACGGACAAGGGCATGACCCTCGTGCTGGCTCAGTCCTTCGGCCCCGAGCGGCAGAACGTCACCTCCGGGAAGAACGCGGTGACGGCCGACGAGGTGCTTTCCGGCCGCTACGACGCGGACATCCGCGCGATGGGCCAGGCGATGGTGGCGCGGGAGGCCGCCGGGTTCGCGCCGATGATCGTGCCGCTGGCCTGGGAGTACAACGGCGACTGGTTCCACCACTCCGCGGCCGACGCGCGGAAGTTCCGCGACGCCTGGCGCCGGGTGCGCGTCCTGGTGCGCGAGACAGGCAGCAAGGCCCGGTTCGCGCTGATCGCCAACAAGGGTTACTCGCAGAACCCGCCGAGCCACAACCCGCTGGACGCCTACCCGGGCGATGACGTGGTGGACGTCATCGGCGTGGACGCCTACGACCACTACGCGCCCGCGCGCACCGACGCCGAGCTCGCCCGCGAGCTGGACAAGGCCGGCGGGGCGCGGTGGTGGGCCAACATCGCCGCCGAGCACCGCAAGGGCTTCATGCTCCAGGAGTGGGGGATCAAGAACGCCCCGAACGCTGGCGGCGACAAGGGCGGCGGCGACAGCGCGTTCTTCATCCGGGGCATGCGCGGCTTCTTCGAGGGGTGCGCCGCGCGGACGGACCTCGATTTCGTCGGGGAGATGTACTTCTCCGAGGACGACCCGGCCAACGTGGGCTCGTCGCTGACCTCCAAGCGCAACCCGAAGGCCTCGGCGGAGTACGCGCGGCTTTGGGGTGTCGCGTAGGGCCACCGTCAGTCCTGCGTGACCGGCCGGGCAGTGCACGGCGACCCTGCAGCGGAACGAGAGGATATGCCCACGTATCGTGAGCGGATCAGCGCGCCCGCGTGGGCGTTCGATCCCTCACCCCGGGCAGGGTCCTCATGAGCAACCGTCGCCGCAGAAGCCTGATCATTCTCGTGCTGTCGGTCTACGTCGCCATTTCGGCTGCGGCCAACCTGGGCGCCTTCGGCGCTGTCGCCGCGAACGTGTCCATGGCCGTGGTCCTGGCTGCCTTGCTAGTCGCCTTCCTGTGGGTCGTGTCGTACTGGCGGCCCCGCGGGATGGCGCGGCGAGCCAGCGAGCGCGAGGGCTAACGCCCCTGGAGGTCGGCCACCACGTCGAGCTGGGACCAGGTGGCTGGGCCGCAGATGCCGTCGACGGTCAGGTCGAGCCCGTTGCCACGCCACCACTGCTGGAAGCGGCGGACCGCGTCCTCGGTGAAGTCGCCGTAAACCCCGTCACCGCCCAGCTTGGCGCCCATCGCCTCGTTGAGCGCGCTCTGGAGGGTGAGCACCGGGACACCGGCATCGAGCACCGTGCCGCCCTTCGCCCGCGCCGCGGCCACCCGGGCAGCGTCGTCCCGGGCGCCAGCGCGCAGCGTGGGAAGTCTGCGGAAGCGGTTGTCCGCGCGGGCCGGGTCCGGCACCGGGGCCAGCGACGGCTGGCCAAGCCGGGCACGCACCCGTGTCAGCAGCTCGCCGTAGGGGAAGTTGAGTCCGGGATCGGTGTGGCCGGCCGCCACTCCGAACACCCGGGCGAGCTGGGCGTGGTGGACGAACCCGGGCGCGTACGCGGCCACCTCGCGGTCCGCCAGCATCCGCGCGGGGATGTTGAACTGCCGCGCGGCGTACGCCGCGGCCTCGGCCGAGCGGTCCAGCATCGCCAGCCCATCCGGGCTGTGCCACTCCGCGGCGAACCGCGCGTACCCGGCCTGCTCGATGTGCCAGCCGCGCCTGTTGGAGTTGCGCTCCGCGCCGTAGCAGCCCGAGGCATCCGGGACGTAGCGCACGATGCCGCCCGGGTCGACGCCGACGTGGGTGGAGGCGTACCGCTCGACGCCCTGGAAGTAGCGGCCCACGCTGGCGGCGGTGCCGGCGCGCAGCGGGGCCTCCATGCTGTGCAGTACCACCCAGATCACGGACTGGCCGGAGCGTGAGGGCTGCCAGCGGGCAGGGATGTAGGGCCATTCAGCCACGAGGACTCCCGGAGGGTCTCGACGAGGCGTGGGTTGGCAGCGCTCCGAAGACCTCGGGGCAGCCGGCGAGTCTGTAGGCGTTGGCGGACTCCCGGCCCAGCGCGGAGGTCACCGGCCCGACGGTGGGCGGCATTGACCCCGGCGAGCGCGGGACGGAGCGCACCAGATCGGGCAGGGCAGCGACCTCCCGGTGGAACGCGCAGTCGGCCGTGGTCTTGGCATCCAGGACGTCCTGCTGATCGCGCAGGTCCCCTATCGCGCCAAGGAGCAGCACCAGCGCGGCGACGGCGCCGGCCGTGGCCAGGGCGGCGGAGCCTGTGGCAACCAGGGCCAGGCGGCGCAGGACGGCGAGTCGGCCCTGCTGGACGTTGTTGGTGAGGGTGAGGGTGGCACGCACCCCCACCAGTTGGCGGCTCAGGTCATTGACGGACTCGACCAGGGGCCTTGGCTGCTCATGGGGCGGTGAGGCCATCGCCGATTCCCTCCTTGGTGCGGCCGGGCGGGGCCACCCGCTCGATCTCGACCCGTACGGCGTCCACGGCGGACTGGACCTGGATCAGCAGGGCGTCCAGGCGCGCCAGGCTGGCCGCCGTGGTGGCGGAGATGCGTTCCGGCTCATCGCTCACGGCGACCTCCTGGCCAGCGTCGCGGCGGCGTCGGACAGAGCTCGGTTGGCCTCGGCCAGCGTCCGCGCGTACTCCTCCATCACCTTGGTGTTGAGCGTGCGCAGCTCCGCCGCGGTCTCGTCCGCTCGGCGCACCTCGCGGGCGTACACGGTGCGGGCGAACGTCACGAGCCCAGCCGCGAGCGCCCCGGTCACCCCGAGCTGGGTCACCGTCCCCACGCCCACGCCGTCCCCACCGCCGGTGGTCAGCGCGAACAGCAGCGGGGAAGTACCAAGCCCGCCGGACATCGCGTAGGCCACCAGCTCGCCCGCGCGCACCGGCTACGCATCCGGCTGGTCGCCGCGCTCCAGCGAGACGTCGCGCGGCGGGATGGGCAGGATCTCGCGGACCTCACGCGCCTCGGCGCTGGCTCGCTCGCTTCGCAGTAGGGCCAGCACAGTGCCGATCGCCGCGGTGGCAATGCCGACCGCGGTGGCCACCGAGTTCAGGTCACCGTCCCGCACGAGCACAACCACCGCGAGAGCGACCGCCCCCGTGAACACCACCGCAGCCACGGCCGCCTGCGCCCGTCCCGACATGGCGAGCCCCCTACCTTCGACACCCGTCCGTACTCATAGCATTACACTGCGCTGTCATCCGCCGCGAGGGAAGTAGGCAGAGACATGGCGAGAGCTGATAGCGGTCCGCAGGCACCCGAAACGGGGCTGAGTGCGGGCGCGGGCGGCTCACCCCGATGGATCGCCTACGTGCCGCTGGGTGAGGTGCGTGAGGCCGAGCGCAACGCCAAGGCCCACGACCTCGACCACATCAAGGCCCTGATCACGCGGTTCGGGTTCGCTGGCTCCGCAGTGCACGACGGCCGCACCGGGCGGATCATCGCCGGCCATGGGCGGCTGGAGTCCCTGCGCGCGATGGAGGCCGAAGGCCAGGACCCCCCGGACGGCATCGTGCGCGGGGAGGACGGCACCTGGCGGATGCCGGTGGAGCACGGCTGGTCGTCCCGCTCGGATGCCGAGGCCGAGGCGCTCGGCGTCGCGCTGAACGAGGCGACCACGCGCGGCGGGTGGGACGAGCCTGCGCTCACCGGACTGCTGGCCGATCTCGACTCCGCGGACGCCGAACTGCGCCGGCTCGCCGGATGGGACGACACCCACTTCGACGCGCTCGTGGCGTTGTGCGCTGTTCCTGGGCCATCCGGGGCCGGGATGGATGGGGGCGAATCCCCTGCGATCTCCGGGGACGAGGCGGACCAGGCCGTTCTCGACGACACCGACCGCGCGGCCTGGCCGGTCATTCGCGCGCAGGTCTCCCACGAGTTGTATGCACGTTGGCGCTCGGTGGACGGTGCGGACGACGCGGCTCGCGTCGGGGTGCTGCTGGACCTGGCCGGGACGTGAGCGTGTCCGTCAACCTGCTGTTGTCGTACGCGCTCAACGCCAGCGTCGACCTCGCTGCCGTTCGGACGAACCTCGTGTGCGGTCAGATGATGATCGACTCAGGCGCCTTCACTGCTCACAGCAGCGGTCGTCCGATTGAACTGGGGGCGTATGCGTGGTACCTGGAGCGGTGGCGCGGCCACTGGGACCACGCAATCACCCTCGACGTCATCGGCGACCCCGCGGCCACCCGGGCCAACACCCGTAAGCTGCACGACCGCGGACTTCCGGTTATGCCGGTGTTCACTCGCGGCGACTCTCTCGCCGAGTTCGACGCAATGGTGCGCGAGGTCGGTTACGTCTGTGTCGGAGGGCTGGTCGGCATGCCCGGCGAGGCACAGACGGCGCGGGTCGGGATGCTCCAGCGTCGAGCCGAACGTCTCGGCGGAGGCATCCACGCCCTCGGTGTTGGGGCGCTGAGCGTCCTGCGTAGGGCTCGGCCATACTCCGCGGACGCTTCCAATATCTCAGTGCAGTTCCGCTATGGCGGGATTGCCTACTTCGACGGACGCGACGTACGCCAAGTGACCGTAGCCGACCATGCGGCGATACTTCGCGCCCATCGGCACCTCATGGAACACGAGATCGACCTAGCCCCGCTGGTCCGAGCCGGGCGCCTCCCCAGCAAGGCCGGCGGGCGCCAGGACCTGATGAAGGCGATGAGTCTCTCCTATGCCGCCGCCGACGAGGCCTTGCGCCAATGGATCCCTGTCCCTCCACCTGTCCGGTTCACGAACAGCGGACCGCACCTGTTCAGCTCGGTGTCGGGTAACGACTACGAGGGCGCAAGCGCCGCCGACGCTCACCTGCACGGGCGACGTCCCGTCGGCGCCGGACTGGGTGCCCTGCCGCTTCTCGGACAGGACCCCGCCCGCGTCGCTCCCTGGAACCCACCGATCTGGCGGCGCTGGGGAAGTCGCCACGTCTGCCGCCGAAGGGGCCTCACCGATGCCGCGTGACCTTGTCCTGCTGTCCGGGGGGCTGGACTCCTCCACCCTGCTCGCCGAACGGGCGAAGGAGAACACCGCGCGACTGGCGCTGTCGGTCGACTACGGACAGCGCCACGCTCGGGAGCTGCGTGCCGCCGCCGAGGTCGCCGCGCACTACGCGGTGCCCCACCTCGTGCTCGATCTGACTGCCTGGGGCTCGCTGCTGGTCGGCTCCGCGCTGACCGACCCGGCGGTGGGCGTGCCGAACGGGCACTACGCCGCGGAGTCGATGCGGGCGACGGTGGTGCCGAACCGCAACGCAACCCTGCTCATGGCCGCCGCAGGCGTCGCGCTGGCGCACGGGTGCGACCGAGTGCTGACGGCCGTCCACACTGGGGACCATCCGATCTACCCGGACTGCCGGCCCGAGTTCATCGCCGCGGCGAGCGAGGCTACGCAGCGGGGCACCGACAGTGCGGTCACCGTCGAGGCACCGTACGTGCACACCTCCAAGGCTGACATCGCCCGGATCGCCGGCTTGGTCGGGCTTCCCGTCGCGCTGACCTGGTCCTGCTACGAGGGCGGCGAGCGGCACTGTGGCCGGTGCGGAACCTGCGTCGAGCGCGCCGAGGCTCTCCACCTCGCGGGCGTGCTCGACCCCACGGAGTACGCCGACCCCAACTTTTGGCGCAGTGCCGTCGGTGCCGCCGAGGGGAGATGACATGTATGAGATCAGCAAGGACTTCCCCTTCTCGGCCTCGCACGTGCTGGAGGGGCTGCCCGATGGGCACCAGTGCGCCCGACTGCATGGCCACAACTACGTCGCGCGGGTGATCCTGTCCGCCGAGAAGCTGGACACGGTCGGATTCGTCGTGGACTACGGCGCGCTGGCCCCGGTGAAGCGCTGGATCGACGGAGTGCTGGACCACAGGCACCTCAACGACGAGCTGGAGTTCAACCCGACCGCGGAGAACCTCGCCCGGTTCCTGGCCAACCTGGTGCCCCGGCTGGTGGAGATCCCCAAAGGGGTCTCCGTGTCGGTGGCGGTGTCCGAGACGCCCAAGACCTGGGCGACCTGGCGGGAGACCTCGTGACGGCCCTGGTGCGGGCCGGCGGGGCCACCCTGCCGGTGTCAGAGGTCTTCGGCCCAACCCTGCAAGGAGAGGGGCCGCACGCGGGCCGACTGGCCACGTTCATCCGCCTCGGCGGATGCGATCTTTCGTGCGCCTGGTGTGACACCGCGTACACCTGGGACGGGTCGCGCTATGACCTGCGGGTGGAACTCACCCCCACCTCACCCGAGGCGCTGGCGGCGCAGGCGGGCACGCCGATTGTAGTGATCACCGGTGGGGAGCCACTGCTGCATCAGGACTCCCCCGCGTGGGCTCGGTTGCTGGACCTGCTGCGCGACCGCGGCCACACCATCCACGTGGAGACCAACGGCACCCGCGGCCCCAACGAGGTCAGCCTGGCCTCCGTGACCGCCTGGGTGGTCTCCCCCAAGCTGCCCAGCGCCGGCCCGCACCGCGGCCACCAGGACCCCGCCCTGCACCCGGACTGGCCAGCGCTGGCCTGGGAGGGCACCGGGGTGCACCTGAAGGTGGTGTGCGCGGACGAGGCCGAGGTGGCCCAGGCCGCCGCACTGGCCTCCCGCACACGCTGGCCCGGCGTGCGGGTGTGGGTGATGCCGCGCGGGACCACGCGGGCGGAGCTTGACGCCACCTGGCCCGTGGTGGCCCAGGCCGCCACCGAGCACGGCCTCAACGCCACCCACCGCCTGCACGTCCTGGCCTGGGGCGACGAAAGGGGCCGGTGATGGACCTGGACAGGGCCGCCGCGGCGGTGGCCGAGCTGCTGGATGCCTTCGGGGTACAGGCGGACGACCACACCCGGGACACCCCCGGGCGAGTGGCGCGCGCGTGGGCGGAGCGGCTGTCCGGCTACGGCGAGGACCCGGCGCGGCACCTGGCCACCACCTTCACTGGCCCGCCGTCCGGCGACCTGGTGGTGGTGTCCGGCATCCGCGTGACCACCACCTGCGCGCACCATCTGCTGCCCATCACCGGCACCGCCACCGTCGCCTACCGGCCCGGGGAGCAGGGCCGCTTGGTGGGGCTGTCCAAGCTCGCGCGGGTGGTGGAGGACTCCGCGCGCCGGCTCCAGGTGCAGGAGACCCTCACCTACCAGGTGGCCGCCGCGGTGTCCGGCGCGCTGGATCCGGTGGGGGCCGGATGCGTGATCACCGCGCACCACGGGTGCATGGCGGTGCGCGGCATCCGACAGCCTGCCGCGCTCACCATGACCGCCTCCTGGCAGGGTCGCTGGACTCCGCAGAGCACGGACGCGCGCACGGTGCTGGACGAACACCGGGCCTCGGCGCGAGCCGGCGGGCTGATCGGCGGGGGTGGCTGATGGCCCGGCCCAGTGGGCTCACCCCGGAGGTCCAGGCCCGGATCTGCGACGCCATCGGCATCGGCGCCTACCAGGTGGAGGCCGCGCGCTTCGCCGGGGTCGCGGAGAACACGCTGCTGGGCTGGCTGCGCGCCGGCCGCCGGGACCTCGCGGAGGGTCAGGAGGACACCGCGCACGCCCGCTTCGTCGCCGAATACGAGCAGGCCGAGGCCAAGGCTGTGATCCGCGCGCTGACGGTGGTCCAACGAGCGGCGGCCGAGGGGGACTGGCGCGCGGCGATGGGTTGGCTGTCTCGCCGGCACACCCAGCGGTGGGGCGAGCGCGGGCAGGTGGACGTGCAGGTCACCCGCGTGGACCCGGCCGACATCGAGCTGGCCGCGCTGATTCGTGAGGCCAAGGCGCGGACCGCGGTCGAGGAGGAGGCGCTGCGCCAGGGCACCCAGGAAGGGCGCGCCGATGGGTGAGCGGGACACCGAGCTGGAGGAGCGTCCGGGCCGGGCCGTGATCACTCTCGACGAGGACACGATCGCCCAGCTTCTGACCTTGCCCGCCGGCATGCGGGTGGCCGGGGTGTCGGCCGACTTCATGCGGATGGCGCTGCTGGTGCTGGTGGAGAGCCCGGACCTGCCACCGGTCGACCCGGGCTGCTATCCGCCCGAGCTCGGCGGCCGGGCCGCGACCGAGTACCTCTTCCTCCCGGAGGTGCCGGACCTCCAGGGTGAGCAGTCTCTCGCCGAGGGCATGGTCCGGTTCGTCCCAGACCCTGACTCCGGCGGGCCCAGCCGGACCGGCCTGTGGGTGCGTTGGTCGTGGCGCATGGGATGGCAGGCCTCCCCGGCGCCAGCGTCGTACCGGTGTGGTCTCGGCTGGTGCGAGCAGCCGGCGGCCCTGGCATTCGTGGCGGGGGTACGCCGCGGCGCCTACGAGTCGGACGCCCGCCGGGGGGCGCTGCTGCTGTGCGAGCACCACGCGGACAGCACGCCACGGCAGTGGAGGGACGAGGACCACCAGAGCGCCGAGCGCGGGAAGGGGTAGCCGTGCCGTACCGGATCTCCAAACGCGGCGGCAAGCACCGGGTGGTGAAGAAGGGCACCGGCGAGACTGCCGGCAAGAAGGCCGACCACTCCTCCCGTGCCGCCGCGGTGAAGCAGCTCGTCGCGATCAAGAAGAGCAAGGGGAAGGGGAAGGCGCGCTGACCGCCCTGCTGGAGCGCCCGCGGGTGGCAGACCCGTACAGCCCGGACGCGGACGCGGAGACGTTCGACCTGGAGGGGTGGCTCGCCACGTTCGACGAGCGGCTGCTGGCCAGCCCGGAGGGGCGACGCACGCTCACACGCCTCTCGCCCCTTCTCTTCGCGCTGCTGTACTGCCCGCACCACCTGCGCGGGGACGAGACCAACGGGGAGATCACGTTCGCCGACTTCCACCTCGCGCTGTTCCGGCACGCGCGCACGTGGGCACTGCCGCCGTCCAGCCCAGCGGAGCACCGGGACGTCTGGGTGGCCCCGCGCAACGCGGGCAAGACCACTCTCCTGTTCCTGATCCTGCCGCTGTGGGCCGCCGCGCACGGGTGGGTGCGGTTCATCGCCGCGTTCGCCGATGCCGGGGTGCAGGCCGAGCAGCACCTGGACACCTTCCGCCGGGAGCTGGAGACCAACACGCTGCTGCGGCAGGACTACCCGGACCTGTGCGCCCCGGCCACGCGGCCCCGAGGCACCACCGTGGCCGACACCCAGCACATGATCCAGCAGCGCGGCGGCTTCGTGTTCGCCGCGCGAGGCATCGACGCGGGCGTGCTCGGCATGAAGGTGGGCGCGCTGCGGCCAGACCTGCTCGTGCTGGACGACGTCGAGCCCCACGAGGGCACGTACAGCGCGTACCAGGCCAGCAAGCGCCTGGTCGCGATCGTGGACGCGATCCTGCCGCTCAACGCCTTCGCGCGGGTGGTCGTGGTGGGCACGGTGGTGATGGCCGGATCGATCATCCACCAGCTCGTGCGGACCATCACCGAGCCCGAGGCGGAGCTGGACGAACGGCTCGCGGCCGAGCGGTTCGCGGTGCACCACTTCGCGCCGATCGTGGACCGGGGAGACGGCACGCGCCGCTCGTGCTGGCCGGGCAAGTGGACGCTGGCCTACCTGGAGTCCATCGAGCACACGCGCTCGTACGCCAAGAACTTCGCCAACCAGCCCGTCTCGCTGGACGGGGACTACTGGGGGCCGGGGGACATCGTCTACGCGGACCCGCCGCTGGTGCGGGCGCTGCTCTCGATCGACCCGGCCACCACCTCCAAGACCGCCTCCCACCCCTACGGCCTGGCGGTGGTGGGGCTGGCCCGGCCGGCGCCGAAGATCCGCCGGTGCGTGGTGCGCTACGCCGCCTCGCTGCGCCTGCCCCCCGCGGACCTGCGCACCACTGTGCTGGGCGTGCTCGCGCGGCACCCGGAGGTGGGCGCGGTGCTGATCGAGACCAACCAGGGCGGCGAGGCCTGGCTGGAAATCCTGCACGACCTGCCGGTGCGGGTGATCACTGTGCACCAGTCCGAGCCGAAGGACTTCCGCGCGGCCCGGACGCTGAACCACTACCAGCGCCGGTGCGCGGACGGCCTGCCCGAGGTGGTGCACGCCCGGCGGCTGCCCGCGGCGGAGACGGAGATGCTCGCCTACCCGCGCGGCCTGACGGACGACGTGGTCGATGCCACCGGGACCGGAGTCTGGTTCTTCCTTGATCGAAAGAAGCCGAGCGGGCCGTCCGGCTCGGCCAGCACCTACGCCTGAGAGGAGAACTCGTGAGCCTATCGATGCCAGCTGCGGCCATCGAGGACGCACTGACCGCGGACCTGGCGGCGCAGGCCGAGCAGAACCCGGACGCCGTCCCGTACGTGGCGGGCGGGGTGCTGACCCACTGGGTGGCGGTCTCCGCGTGGACGCGGGTGGACGGGGTAGGGCCGCTGGCCATGGTGCAGATCCACTGCCGCGACGAGCAGATGCCGCTGTGGCAGCTCCGCGGCCTGCTGCACGAGGCGCTGCGGGTATGCACCGAGCAGGAGGAGGCGTGACGAGGACCGGGAGCGCCGCGCTCCCCCGGCGGTTCCTGCTGGTGCGCGACCGGGACATCTCCGGGGTGTCCGGCCTCGGGGAGGTGGCACAGGGCACCTGCTGGGACGACGGGGTGGCCGCGCTGCACTGGCACGGGGAACACCGCTCCACCGGGATCTACGCCAGCATGGAGCAGGTCCGGGCCATCCACGGCCACGGCGGGGCCACCCGCGTGGTGTGGTTGGACTGGCTCGGGGAGCCGAGCGCGCGGTGGACCTGCCCGCGCAGCAGCTCCCGGACGCGGACGCCCCCGCGGGCTCTCTGGGCTGGCACGTGATCTCCGGCGAGGACCTGCTGCGAATGCTGCGCCGGTGCGCGGGCGGCGAGAGCCCGGATCACGTGTACGCGGAGGAGTACGCCAACGCCGAGATCGAGCACCTGGACGGTGACTCGTGACATCGGAGCGGGAGGTGCCCGGCTTCGAGGGCACGGTCGGCCCGGGGCCCGGCGCGTACGGGCGCCCGCACGTCTATGCCCGGGACGTCACCAGCGGCGCCGGCAACTGCGTGTGCGGGGCCGACCTTGGCTCGACTCGGCACACCGAGGCCGCGCCGGGGGTTCCGGTGCCGGACTGGGCACGCCGCGGCGCCCGGACGGAGTACGCCGCCCGCTCCAGCGCGGACCGGCTGGCGCCCGGAGCCGGGTGGGACTCGTGAGGGCGACGTGTCGGACCTGACCGCGGCGGTGTGCGCGATCCGGGAGGCCCGGCCCGGCTACGAAGAGGCGATGGCCTACTACCGGGGGCAGGTGGACGAGGTGTTCGCCTCACCGGCCATCCGCAAGAAGCTCCAGGCCACCGGCGCCCACTACAAGATCAACCTTGCCTGCCGGCCGGTGGACGCCGTGCTGGAGCGGCTGCGCCTGCTGGGCCTGACCTCCCCGGACAAGGCGGCGGCCGACTGGCTGGCCGCGCAGTGGCGCCGCAACCGGATGCGGGCGGAGGTGGCCGACGCGCACCGGGACGCAGAGGTGTACGGGGACGCCTACCTGCTGGTGTGGCCCGGGGAAAGGGACGGGGACGTGGACGTGTTCCACAACTCCCCGTTGACCACCCGGGCGTTCTATGACGACGAGGACCCGCGGAAGGTCCGCTACGGCGCGAAGCTGTGGCTGCCCGCCTCGGGCCGGCTGCGCTCCACGCTCTACTACCCGGACCGGGTGGAGCGGTGGGTGCTGGTGGAGCAGCCCAGGCAGCGCGGCGAGGTGGACAGCGACTGGGAGCCCTACGGGGAGGATGACGACCACGAGGTCGAGCACGAGCTCGGCGAGGTGCCGGTGTTTCACCTGCGCACCGCCCGGCCCTACGGGGTGCCCGAGCACGCCAACGCCTACGGGCCGCAGAACGCGATCACCAAGCTGGTGGCCACCCTGATGTCCTCGATCGACTTCCAGGGCTTCCCGCAGCGCTACGCCGTAGCCGGCGGCGACGCGGACGACCCGGGCGGCTTCGACGAGGAGGACGAGACCCAGGCCCCCACGGCAGAGCGGTCCACCCTGCGTGCTGGGCCTGGGGAGCTGTGGTGGCTGCGCAACGTGGACAAGGTGGGCGAGTTCCAGGCCGCCAATGTCGCGGCGTTCCTCGACCCGGCCACGGCGATGGTGCAGTGGATGGGGGCCACCACCGCCACCCCGGCGCACTTCTTCGAGATCTCCGGGGACGCGCCCAGCGGGGAGAGCCTGCGCGCGGCCGAGGCGCCGCTGGACAAGAAGGTCGAGGACCGCCTCGCCGGCTTCGGCGACACCCACGAAGCCGCCTGGCGCTGCGCGGCCCGCGCGGCGGGCCTGGGCGAGGAGGTGGAGATCCGGCCGGCGTGGGCGCCGGTGCGCAGCATTGACGACCTGGAGGGCTGGAACGCCATCCAGGCCAAGATCGACGCCGGGGTTCCCACCCGGCAGGCCCTGCTGGAGTCCGGCTACTCCGCGGAGCAGGTGGAGGCCTGGGGCTACCACCGCGGCGACGAGATCAAGCCGAAGGTCGACCTGCTGGTCAAGCTCGGGCAGGCCGTGCAGTCCCTCGGGGCCGGGGTGGCCCTCAACGTGATCAGCGCGGAGCAGGTGGAGCGCGCGGTAAGCGCCCTGATCGACGCCCCGGACGAGGACGCCAGTGCCTGACCAGGAGGCGCTGGACGCCGCGGCGCATGAGATGGGCAAGCTGGTGGACGCCACCACCGAGGCCGTCGCCGGTGAGCTGGCCGCGGGATTGGCTGGGTGGGCCACGGTGGCGGCCCGCGGGTGGCTGCGCGCGTTCGGCGCGCTGGAGGCCCCGGCCGGCCCCGGGGTGGTCGGGCTGCTGTCCTCGCTGCGTACCGCGCTGGCCGGAGCGTTCGCCGGTGCCGCCGATATCGCGACACGGGCACTGTCGGCCGCGTTGGTGCGTGCTCGCGCGCTCGGGGTGCGGCAGGCTCGTGAGCAGCTACCTCCAGGCGCTGATCCCCCCGTGCCGGCGCCTGGGGGTGCTACCCCCGGCGCGCGGGCCGCGCTGGCTCCCGTGGCCGCGATGGTGGGCGAGCAGCAGGTGGCCGCGCTGGCCCTGCTGCGGCCCGAGCTGGTGCGGGCCTCCGGGTACTCCGCGCTGGAAATGGCACTCGGGCAGGCCCGCCGCGCGGTCACCCGGCTGGAGACGCACACCGCCGTGGTGGTGGTCTCCGCGGTGGACGATGCCGTGGCCGAGGTCAGCCAGGCCGCCGGGATGCGCCGGGTGTGGGTGGCCGAGCGGGACGCCTGCCTGGCCTGCACGCGCCTGGCCGGAGTGGTGTGCGACGCGGACGGCACCTGGAGCAAGACCGCCACCTACGGCGACACCGCACCGAAGGTGGCGGGCGCCCTCAAGGGAGCACCTCGCCATCCCCGGTGCCGGTGCCACACCATCCCGTACGCGCCGGACCGGGACGCGGACTGGGCGGCGGCACTACGCCGGGAGGCGGTGCGCTCGGTGTTGCGCGGCTGGTCCCTGCCGAGCGAGTCAGGCGCCGCACGGGTGCGCGCGGCCGACAGGCTGCTGGCCACGATCTCCCCCGCCGGCGCCCCGGCCTCGGTGCGTCAGGTGGCTGCCCGCGCCGTACGCGAGGGCCACTTCCCGGGCCGGCAGGTCCCCGTAGCAACCCGCTGACCACCCGCCCGTTGGGCGCGACCGACATGAGAGGAGCACGCGATGGCAGACGAGGACGCCCGGCCCGAGCCGGAGGACGACGACACCGACGACGCCGGCGCTGAGGAGGGCAAGGTCGGCAGCAAGGAGGAGAGCAGGACCGACCCGAAGTCCGGCGGCGGGGACGACGACCGCGACGCGGACGCCGACGAGAACGCCAGCAAGGACGCGGACGACAACGGCGACGAGGACCGGCCGAGCGCGTCCGAACTGCGCACCCTGCGGGACTCCCTGGCCCGCACTCGGGAGGAGGCACGCCGCTACCGCACCGATCTGCGCAAGCTCAAGGAGCAGGTGGCCGCGGACAAGCGCAAGGGCGAGAGTGACCACGACAAGGCCCTGAGGGAGGCCCAGGAGGAGTCCGCGAAGGAGACCGAGGGGCGCTACAAGCCGATCATCGTCCGCTCCGCGGCCAAGGCCGCGTTCCACGACGCGAATGCCGCGCTGATCGACGAGAACGGCAAGCCGTCGGAGGGCAAGTTCGCGCGGCTGTACCGCCTGCTGGACCAGGACAGCATCGAGGTGGACGTGGACGGGGAGGTGACCGGCCTGGCTGACCAGGTGGAGGCGATCAAGGCCGACTACCCGGAGTTCTTCCCCAGGCCCAAGCCGGAGCCGGCGAAGCGACCGAAGGCCGACGCCGCAGACCGCAAGCCCGAGCCGGCCAAGGCCAAGACCTCGGCCGAGCGACTGGCCGCGCTGCTGGGCTGAGGGCGGCGGCCCGGTCGCTCAGGGTGCGGCCGGGCCGCCTCCGTTGGCGCTGGGGTCGACCGGCGGCGGACTCTGTGTGTTGATCGGAACTCGCGGCATGCGGCCGACGAACTTGCCGAGGACGAAGATGCCGGCGATCGCCACGGCGCCGCTCGTGACGATGAGGACGCCGTAGCCGGCTTGGCCGATGTCGCTGTAGTGCTTGGCGAGCGCCGAGAGATTTATGACGGCAGCGAAGCCTAAGCCGATCCCGGCTACACGAACACCTATCTCCGCCCAGGCTTGCCGGTACCGGTGACTCGCCTCACTGCCTGCCCGGCGGGTCCGCTCGCGGCGCTGTTCGATGAGGCTGTCGTGCTCGGCCTTCATGCGCTCCATGACGAACGCGCGAACCTCAGGGTCCTTGCGACTGAGCCTCTCAATAAGGCTGGCGTCATAGAGTCTTCCGACATCGAGCGAATCCAGACCCGGGACGGTGGCGGTCGATGTCTCATGGGAGGCGGTCACCGTCTTGGATCCTCATGACTCGTAGTAGTGTAGGAAGACTCCTCGGCCACGAGCTCACCGAAGCGTTGGAACTGACCGTCAAGTTCGTTTTCGATCTTAGTTAGAATTGCATGGAGGTTAGCCGAAACCTCGCCTTGATCAGGCTCGCGCGGCAGCGTAGGAGGCTGTGGCCTGACTGGGAGAGAGAAACGCAAAGCACGGAGCGCCGAACCGAGGATCTTTTTGAAAAAGCCTCCTTGCGGCGATGCGGGCCCGAGCGAATCCCGTTGACCGTCCGCATTCGACGGATTATCAGTCGACCCAATTTCGTCGACACTCGAGGTAGGTGAATACCGCCCCGCCTCGTCGGCAGATAGGAGCTGGATGCGCTGCCGCTCTCTGGATATCTCAGCGAGCAGCTCACCCTCTCCGGCCAGCTGCGCTGCGAGCCTCTGGCGTTCCTCAGAAAGCTTACCGAGAAGCGCACGTTCCCTTGCGACCTGAGCCCGCAGGAGTTGCAATTCCAGCGGTAGCCGATGGCGGTAATCACTTTCAAATTCAAACGAAGCGCGCCTAGCGCGCCGCCCCCCCACGTTTCCTCGCGGGGGCGGCGGATCGCTCGGCGGACTCTCCCGTGCACCCGTATCTCCGCCCCAAATAACGACCGAAACCGGCCCAGAGCCAAGACCCGGATTCCTGAGCACGAACGCCTCGATACGCCTCCGATGGAGCGGGGCTTCCGTTTCCTGCGGTCTATTTTGCCACGCAAAATGGGAGGCACTCCAAAGATTCGCCAGCTCCGCGAAAGGAGAGGTCGCCACCTCCATGAAAACATTTGAATCAACCAGGTTTACGCCTTGAGTACCAAGTTTACTCAAAAGGGTTCCGCGCCGAAAGACGGGATTTTCGGGAAATTCTTGATGTGCCACTCCAAGAATCTTTTCCCTCCCGTCTCTCAATGTGCCATCTTCGACACCGGCAATCACTTCAAACCAAATCTGCCAAACTTGCGGGAGATCGGGGAAATGAAATCCAGCCCTATCGAGCAAGCGACGAGTGTCAGCGAGATTCGGGTAGGCGGTGGCAAGCTCCGCCACCTCCTCGCCGGTGAACCGGTTCGCGCCCTGGAACCGAGTCCCCCGATCGACATCCGCCATGCACCCAGATTGCCACACTTGGTGCACGTCGTCACCATTGGGTCACACCCGCCCCGCACACCTTCCACTACCTCGACAGGGCCGCAACAGAGAGTTAGCATCACCGCCAGATCCGTGACGGATCGACGGCACGTCTCGCTGGCGCCCGGATGAGCGCGGCGAGCGGAGGCACCGGCACCACGGCTCCAGGTGGAGCGCACGGCAGGACGCCCGGATGGGCGAATCACTCACCCATCCGCACCGAAAGGCGCCCGCCGTGGCTCGCACGATCTTCGACGACTGGATTCCGGAGGAGCAGGACTCCGATGTCATCCAGCGCATCCGCCAGATGTCCGTGGTCGAGGACGTGGCGCTGCGCGTCCCGATGGGCACCGACACCCGCACCATCCCCCGCTCCGGCGGCGTGGAGGTCGAGGGCGTCGGCAAGGGGCAGACCTACGGCGAGGACGTCTCGCTCAACGACGAGGTGCTGCTGACCGCCCGCAAGATGGGCAAGGCCATCCGCATCGCGGATGAGGACCTCGCGGACTCCCCCGTGGCGATCATCCAGGTCAAGCAGCGGGACTGGGCGACCTCGTACGCCAAGTACCTGGATAACTCCACCCTGGGCTGCACCGGCGCGGAGAACGGGACCACGGTCCTGTTCACCAGCGTCTACCGGGCGATCCGCACCGATGACCCGGACGTCGGCTACGTGGCCAACAGCAACTACACCGCGACCGGGAGCGGCGGTCCCTCGTACGACGCGCTGTCCGAAACGGTCAACCTGGTGGAGAACTCGGACTACTGGGCCGAGGACGAGGTCCTCGTGCTCGCGCACCCGACCTTTCGGAAGAACTTCCGCGGCATCAAGGACGACTCCGGCCGTCCGATCTTCATCAGTGGCCGCGAGGGCACCCCGGACACGCTGTTCGAGCTGCCGGTGCGTTGGAGCATGGGCGCGCGGACCTCGGCGATCAACACCGCCCGGCCTGGCGGCAACCCGCTGATGATCGTGGGCAACCGGACCATGCTCAAGCTGGGCATGCGCTCGGGGCCGGAGTCCCGGATGGTGTCCGGCGACACCGGCATCGGCTTCCTGTCCGACGAGTCGATCCTGAAGATGCGCTCACGGCGCGGGTTCACGATCGGCCACCCGGGCGCTTTCGCGATCATGGAAGACACCCGCTGATGGCCACCCGGCAGGCCAGCGCCGAGACCCCTCGCGGCGAGAGCGCCGAGCAGGTGATCGCCCGCCGGGGACGGGACGAGCCCGAACGGGCCGGGCAGGCTCGGGAGTTCCGCCGGCAGTTCGTGGTGGACGCCCGCTCCTACGGCGAGGGCTTCGACCACGGCCCCAACCAGGCCGGCACCACGCATGAGGCCGTTTTCGCCGGGCTGCGCCCGGCCGGGGAGGCCCGCCTGGTCAGCGAGGAACCGCACCGGGACGGCCGGCACACCGTGCTCACCTACGCGGTGCCGGTGGAGCTCGCGGACCCGCGCGAGGCCGCCCAGGCCGAAGTGGAGCAGTCGTGACCCTCGATCACGGTCACGCCGGCGGCGCGCTGGCGGCCGGTGCCGGCATCCCCCTCCCCGGTGATGGGCGGGCCACCACGCTGTGGCGGGTCGAGCGCTGGGGCGCGGACGCCACCCGGTGGGCGACGCTCCGGCTGGACCGGGCGCCGACGGACCGGGACTTCGCGCGCCTGCGGGTGGCGCCGTACGCGGTGACCGAGCACCTGGGCAACGTGTTGTGCACCGCCGGGTGGACCAGGCTGCTCAACCTGGCTGGCGGCCTGGGCGGGCAGGCCTACGACAACACTCACACGCGCATCGGGGTGGGCAACGGCACCGTGACGGCGGGCGGGGGCTCGGTGCCGGCGGTGGCCGCGGACACCGACCTCGCGGCGGCCTCGGGCGCGGCCAACCGCTGGTTCCAGCTCGTCACCGCAAGCACAGGCGGACCGACGGTGGGCGGCACCGTGCCCAAGACGTTGACCTACGTGGCCGTGTTCGGCGGCTCCGACGGCAACTTCGCGTGGAACGAGATGGGCCTGGATGCCGGCACCGCGTCCGGCGCGACGGTGACCGCGCCGCTGCTCAACCACGCCACGTCGATCGCCCAGGGCACCAAGGCCGCCGGGCAGACCTGGACCGCCACCGCGACTCTCAGCTTCACGTAGCGGGGGCGGCATGGCCGACTCCAACATCAGCGCGAAGGACGCCGCCGACACCACCAAGACCCTCGACGCCCAGGATGTCGGCGGCGAGCTCCAGCAGACCGTCACCCTCGGAGACGGGATCACCCCGGGGCGCGTAGCCGGGGTGGACGCCGCGGGCAACCTCGCGGTGCGCGAGCGGGCCGCCAGCACCGGCACGCACACCAACGTCGCCGCCTCCGCCAGTGCGGTCACCGTCCTGGCGGCCAACACCGCCCGCATCGGGGCCGCGATCACCAACGAGTCCACCGCCACGCTCTACCTGCGGGTGGGCGCCGGCACCGTGACGGCCACGTCCTACACGGTCGCGCTCGGCCCCGGGGACTACTACGAGCTGCCCGCCCGGTACACCGGGATCGTCTCGGGGATCTGGTCCGCGGCCGACGGGGCGGCGCGAGTCGCCGAGTGGACCTGAGATGCCGCTGACCCGCGCGGTAACCGCGTTCGCCGGCCGGGTGGCCTCCGCGATCACCGCCCGCGTATGGGACACGCGCCTGCCCGGGGACATCGCAGCCCGCGCCGGGGTGCTCGCGGACGGAACGATCATCTCCGGCGAGGCGCCTCTGGCAATCTCCGGAGTCGCCGGAACCTCCACCGTCACGATCACCACGTCCGCCAGCCACGGCTACGGCGCGGGTGACGTGGTGACCATCTCGGGCGCCACCGGCATCTCCGGTGTCAACGGCGTCCGCACCATCGCCGCGATCACTAGCAACACCGCCTTCACCCTCTCGGCCGCCACAGGGTCGGGCACCTACGTCTCCGGCGGCACGGTCCAGCGGGTCCTGGGAGGCACGGGGAGCTCGAACGAGGGCGTCTGGAATTTTCTACTCCCGGACGGCTCCAGGGATGGCGTGGTCATCCGAGGCCGAGAAGGCTCCAGTCGCCAGCTGCTACTCGTGCGCGACTTCCGGGGCGCGGTCATCTTCGGCGTCGCGCCATTCGGCGGCGCGGGTCTGTACTCCGCTGACCCGAACGACCTTCTGTTCACGGCCGTCGGAGTGTTCGACCGCCGGTTCGCGGCGAACTCCTACGGCGGCGTGCGGATGGCCCAGGGCGACCCGGGCGGCGGGATCGACGTGCTGGCCCTGGGGGACGCCGACACCCCGCCGAGCTCGAACCCGGATGGCTCCCATACGGCCGAGAACGCATTCGCGACCCGTGCGGGCGTGGTGCTGTGGTCACGGGCCGGGCGGCTCATGCTGCGTACCTCCTCGGGGCACCAGGAGGAGCTCGGGGCGCCATCGAGGCGGATCACCTGGGGCATCCATGCCTCCGGCGGCGCGTCCACCTTCCAGACAATCGGCTGCCCGGCGCCGACGCTGACCGCCGCGACCGCGGGCGGCGCCGACACCATCGAAAGCAACTTCGCCCTGTTCACCACGGCTGCGACCGCGGGAAGCGTCGGCGGGGTCACGAGCCCGAACTACACCCACCTGCGCACCAGCTCGCTGCCCTACTTCTACGGCAAGATCCAGACAGACAACACCTCCGTAGCCAGCACTCGCTATGTCGTCGGCCTGGTCACCGCGGACCGCTCCAGCGGCGCGGGCCCGGCCGCGAGCGGCGCGTCGACCGCCACGGGGATCTACTTCCGTTACGACTCTGCGATCGACGGCACGTCCTACTGGCGCACGGTTACCTGCGACGGCACCAACGCCACCGTCACGGTCACCATCGCAGCGATCGCCGCGGTGACCACCTACGAGCTGCGCGCGGAGCTGAACTGGGCCGCCAGCGTCGTGCGCTTCTGGGTCGGGGACGTCCTTGTCGCGACCCACAGCGTCACCATCCCGAGCGCGTTCACCCAGCTCGGCTACCAGGCGAGTGTGACCACGCTGGCCGCCTCGGCCAAGCAGATCCGGGTATCGCGCATCCTGGTCAACCAGCGGTAGGGGCCGGCTGTGCCCTTCCCGCTGATGCCGCGCTGGCAGTTCCAGCAGGTGGCCGTGAGCCTGGTGGACACAGGTGCCGGCTCGGATGTCCTGGCCGTGGTCGTGGCCGCCGGCATGTCTCAGCCGGCCAGCGCTGGCGAGGTCCTGACCGCGGACATCACGGCCAGCGCGGCCGACGCCGCGACGGCGGGAGGGGCCCTGACCGCGGCGGTGGACTGCTCGAGCGTCGACGCCGGGACCGGCACCCAGGCAGCGGGCGTTGCCGCCGGCGCCGGGCTGGTCGAGGCCGCTGCGGGCGGGGAGGCGCTGTCGGCTCAGCCTTCCCCCGCGGCCGTGGCCGATGCCGGCATGGCCGTCGACGCGCTCACCGCACTGGCCGGGTCCGGTACCACGGAGAACGCGGCAGGTGCCGATGCGCTGACCGCATCGGGTACGGCGGCGCTGGGCGAGTCCGGCGCGGGCACCGAGACGTTCGTGCCCCCGGCGGCGCTCGGCGCGCTGACTGATGCGGCGGTGGCCACGGACGGTCAGGACGTGGCGGGAATCGTCGTGGCGCTGACCGAGACTGCCGCCGGCGCCGAGGTACTGACGGCGGCCGGCCAGGCCGTCAGTACCTCCGACTCCGGCGGCACGGTGGACGTGCTGCGCGTGGGCACGCCGATCGGAATCGCGGACGCCGGGGCAGTTGGTGAGGAACTGTCGGCCTCCGGGCAGGTGACCCCCGTCGATGCCGCCCTGGCCGCCGAGACCCTCGGCGCCGCGGGGACCGCGCCAGCCGCGGAGGCCGGGCAGTCAGTCGAGGCGGTGGCGGTCGCCGGCCAGGGCGGCATCGTGGACGCGACCGCCGCCACGGACGCGCTTACTCGGCAGGTGGGCTCGGACCTGCCCGACGCCGGTGCTGGCGGTGAGGCGCTCGCCGCCTCCGCGCAGGTGTCGCTGGCCGAGCAGGCAGGCGTGGTCGAGGTCCTCAGCGCCTGGCAGCAGCTGGCCCTGGCTGATCATGGGTCCGGCGCGGAAGAGGCCCTGGGGGCGGCAGAGGTCGCAGGGTTCACCCAGGCGGGCATTGCCGAGGACACGGTCGCCGTCACCGGGGCACCCGGCCTCGCCGACGCCGCGACGGCCGCGGACACGCTGGTGACAGGCCAGCCCCGCGCACTGTCCGACGGGGGCGCGGGCACGCAGGTGCTCACCGTCGCGGTGGGCACTCCGCTACCCGAGGCGGGCAGCGGGGCGGACAGCGCCACTGCCTCGGTCGGGGCGAGCCTCGGCGACGGGGCCGTGGGGGCGGACGGGCTGGTGGTCTCGGAGGAGGGGCAGCCCTCGCTGCTCGATTCTGGGGTCGGGACGGACCTGCTCGCGGTGGTGACGTCCGGGGCCCTGGTCGACGCTGGCGTCGGGGCGGACGGGCTGACATACGGGGTGGCCGTGAGGCTGGAGGACCTGGCCGGTGGTGATGCCGGACTGGCCGCAGGTGCGAGCGCCGGGCTCGACGACGCCGGGGTCGCCGGGCAGGAGCTCGGCGCGGCCGTGGATGCGGCGCTCGCCGAGGCGGGCCTAGTCGAGTTCGGCGAGGCCGCCGGCGCCACAGCGGCGCTCGATGACGCGGCCGAGGGCGCCGCGGTGCTGGCGGACCTGGACGTCCGTCTGGACCTGACCGGCCCGGCCAGCGCCGCGGACACGCTGTCCGGCGCGGGCGCGGTGGCGCTGGCGGAGGAGGCCGGAGCCGTTGCCGTGCTGGTGGCCGCCGAGGGTGAGATCACCGGCGACGTCGAGCTGTGGACGGGCTGGCTCTGGACGCACTGCCAGGTGGGTGCGCCGTGGACCTGAGCGGAGGGGGCATGCAGCCGCTGGAGTTGGCCGCGGACAGTCTCGAATACGTGCTGGTGCCGTGGGTGATGACGGCGGACGGGGTGGACGTGGACCCGGTGGCGCGCGGGATCGCCGCGGAGCTGGCGTTCGTCCGACCCGGGTCCGTGCCAGCGCCCGAGGCGTGGGTGACAGCGCAGTGGGAGCGCGCCCTGGGCCTGTGGCACGCGCGGGTACTGGTCGGGCCAGAGGGGGCGGTGCCCCTGCCCCGCGGCACCTATGACGTGTGGGTGCGGGCCAGCGGAGGCATGCAGGAGCGGCCGGTGCGCCGCTCGAGCGGACGGGTGCGGGTGATCTGAGATGCCGTGGGCCGAGGCGAGCTACACCGAGCAGATCACCGGGGTGACCGTGACGGACGGCCAACTCACGCAGGCGCAGGCGGTGATCGACCTCTACTCCGGCACCACCGAGGAGGCGGCGGCGGATCTCGCCGTGCGGCCCCGGGACGTGCGGCACCTGCGGATGGCGGTGGCCTACCAGGCCGCGTGGATGGCCTCGCAGGTGGACGTGTTCAGTCGCACGGACGTGACCAGCCTGGACCAGGACGGGCTGCGGGCCGCCCCGGCCAGCGCGGATGCCTGGCTACTGGCCCCGCTGGCGGACCGGGCGCTGCGCCGGCTGTCGTGGCGGCGGATGCGGTCGGCGCGGGTGGCTGGTGAGGGCCAGGGCGAGGTGCCACCGGACGTGCGGGACGCGCTGGCCCGGCGGACCGAGGTTCGCGACCACGACGACGAGACCTGGACTCCGCTGTGAGCGCGTTCGTGGCCACGCACCGGGTGGACGTGCTGCGCGGAGAGTTGCCGGACGCCTACGGGGACGCCGCGGACGCGGACGTGCTGGCGTATCGGGGGCTGCCGGCGGTGATCACGGAGACCTCCCGCACCACCTGGGACCGAGCCACCGGCAAGCCGCGCACGGTGCGCCGGGCCCGGGGGAGGTTTAGGCCGGGAGTCTCACTCTCTAGCGGCGATCGGATACGTGATGTAGCGTCTGGAACACGATATGTAGTCGTTGACGTCGTCACATCCACTGACCTGGTGCATGCGGCTGACGTGGTGTGCGACCTGCGCCGGGTGACTCCCACCGGGTAGACCGGCCTCCCCCGCCGCGGGCCGCCTCCGTCGAGGAGGTGGGGACGATGGCAGACGTGGTGAGGGTGGAGATGTTCCCCACCTGGCTGCGCGACCTCACCCCGAACGTCGAGCGCTTCCACCGCCAGACCCTGGGCCCGGCGATCCTGGCCGACGCGCGGCGCGCGGTGCCCGTGGACACCGGGGACCTGTACCGCGACCTGGGCGCCGAGGCCCACGGCCTGGAGCTGCGGGTGGGCCCGCGCGGGGCCACGGACTACGGCGAGCTGGTGGAGCGCGGCACGTCCCGGACGCGCGCGCAGCCCTACCTGCGCCCAGCGCTGATGCGGCGGCGCACCCCGTGACCGCGCCGGCCGTCGTCGCCACCACCGACCTGGTGGCCGTGGCCTGGCTGCGCACCGTGCCGGAGGTGCCGGCACAGCAGGTGGCCACCACCCTGCCGACGGACACCGCCGCCTGGGCTTCCACCGGGTTCGTGCAGGTGGCCGTGGTGGGCGGCTCCCCCAACCCGCACCTTCCCGTGCGTGCGCCGGTGGTTGCGGTGAGCTGCTGGGCGTGCGCGCCGCGCACCAGCGGCAAGCCGCCGTGGGGCAAGGCCAACTCGCTGGCCGAGGCGGTGCGGGCCGGCACCTGGGGCGCGGCCGGGCGCGTGGTGGAACTGCCCGTCGGCGGGCTGCGGGCCCGGGTACTGGAGGCCTACGTACTCACCGAGCCGCGCCGGGTGCCCGACGACGAGGCCGGTTACGCCCGGTACGACCTGGACCTCGCGTTGCCTTGGACGGATGCGTCGGGGGTGCGGCCGTGACCGCGCTGTGGGCGTTGGTGGGCGCTCGCTCCGGCGAGGTCCTGAGCTACCAGGGCCGGGCGATCGTGCACGGAGACCGGGCCGAGCTGGAGTTCCTGTTCCCGGCCAGCCGAGTGGTGCCCTGCCCGACGGACCTCGTCGCTACCTCGATGCCGCTGTCGGTGCACCCGGGCATGGCGGCCGTTCGCTTTCCCCTGCGCAAGGAGGACTACCGGTGACCCACACCGTGCGCACGACTATCCGCCCGGACGAGGAGATCGAGGTGGATGACACCGAGTACAGCCTGCTGCGGCACGAGGGGCTGCTCGTGGAGGACGGACGCGAGGAGCAGGCACCGAAGATGGCCCGGCGTGGGTCGGACAGCGGGAGGGCGGAGTAGTGCCGGTCGATGTTTCCAACCTGATCCAGGGTCCGGGGACCCTCTATCGAGGCGCGTTCGGTACCGCCGAGCCGTCCGACACCCAGGTCAATGCCACCCCCGCGCCGTCGGGCTGGACGGACGTCGGCGGCACTCAGGACGGCGTCACGATGACGATCTCCCAGACCTACTCGGAGCTGGAGGTGGACCAGGTCGTCGACATCCCGGGCCGCCGGCTGACCAAGCGCGAGGCCACGATCAAGACCAACCTCGCCGAGGCCACTCTGGAGAACCTCGCCACCTCGCTGAACAACGCCACGGCCACCAGTACGGGCGCCGGCTTCGCGGCCTGGTCGCCGCCGAACGACACCAGCGCCACTCAGCCGAGCTACACGGCACTGATCTTCGACGGGATCGCACCGAAGGGGTACCGGCGTCGGGTGTTCGTACGCCGCACGCTGTCCGTGGAGGACGTCGGCATGGCGTACAAGAAAGGTGACCAGACCCTGCTGCCGGTCACCTTCGCGGCCCACTACGTGTCGGCCTCGGTGCCGCCCTTCCGCATCGTGGACGCGACCGCATGACCGCGCCCGCCGAGCTCGGCGCGAACCCTTACGCCCTGCACGTGCCCGCGGCGCCGCACAGCCCGTACCCGCCGCAGGGCCCGGTGGCGCCGTGGCCGCAGCCCGCGCCGGCCACGGCGTCCGCTCCCCCGGCACCGCTGGTCGGCCCGAGCAACGCCACGACGGCCGCGGTCAACGGGGTGGTGGTCGACTTTGACGCCGAGCCCCCGCCCACCACGCCGCCAGGGGTGGTGGAGCTGTTTCGGCTACACGGCAAGGTCTACACCATCCCGGATGCGCCCAAGGTCAACGTCGCCCTGCTGTACCTGTGGGAGGCCCGCCACCACGGCGAGGGGGTGGCCGACCAGATGCTGCTGGAGCGGATGGTCGGCGAGGACGGCTACCGCGCGCTGATGGAGCACGACCCGCTCAAGCAGGAGCAGCTCGACCGGATCCTGAGCACCGCGCAGAAGGTCGTCCTCGGGAGCCTGGAGCAGGGAAAAGGCTGACCCGGCCCCGCATCGAGCAGGTGATCTGGGTGCTGGACCACCTGGCCGACATCGAGTCCGATCTCTCCGCCATCCACCGCATCGAGGACATGTACGCGCTGTCCGGGCCGCGGTTCTTCCGCCTGGCCTGGCGGCTCGCGGCCTACCGAGGAGTGATGAGGATGCGCGCCGAGGAGCTCGCGCTGGAGCACCAGCGGCACTCCTCTTCCCCGTGCGACCCGCGGGTGGCGGGCCGGTCGGACTCGAGTGCCGGGGCGCCGGAGCGGGTCGGCGACGAGGAGCTGCGCCACTCCTCCCGGTTCGCCGGGCTGATCGAGTGGGGCCGGGGGTAGCGCGTGTCCACTGCCGCCGGCTTCGAGATCGCTCGTGGGCACGTCACGGTCCTGCCCGAGACGGGCGGCTTCGCCCGGGAGCTGTCGTCCCGGCTCGGGCGCATGGAGCCGGTGCGCATCCCGGTGCAGGTGGACCCGGGCGAGGTGCGGCGCCAGGTCCGCGACGCCGGCCGCCAGGGTGAGGCCGAGGGCGAGGGCGGTGGACGGCGGATCGGCCAGCGGCTCACCGCCGGGCTGAAGGTCGGCCTGGTCGGCATGGGCACGGTGATCGCCGGCGTGGTGGGCGCCACCCTCAAGAGCGCCTTCGACTCGGCCACCACCGGCCAGGCCCAGCTTCAGGCCGCCTTCGGCGCCACCGCCAAGGAGGCTCAGGCCGCCGGGTCCGTGGCCCAGCAGGTCTTCAGGAACAACTTCGGTGAGTCCCTGGCCGACGTCCAGAACACGGTCGGCCAGATCGCCCAGTCCATGGGCGGGTTCGGTGCCGTCTCGAAGGCCGAACTGGGCAAGGCCACCCAGGGCGCGCTGACCATCCGCGACGTCTTCGGCGTCGAGGTGCCCGAGACCCTGCGGGCGGCCTCGACCATGGTCAAGTCCGGCCTGGTACCGGACATGACATCCGCCTTCGACGTGATCACCACGGGCTTCCAGTCCGGGCTGAACCTCGGCGACGACTGGATCGACACGCTCAACGAGTACAGCGGGCAGTTCGTCAAGCTCGGGCTGACGGGCCCGCAGTCGCTCTCACTGATCGACGCGGCGATGGCCGCCGGGGCCCACAACAGCGACATCGCCGCGGACGCGCTCAAGGAGTTCTCCATCCGGGCCATCGACGGGTCGGAGACCTCCGCCGAGGGGTTCCGGCTGGCCGGGCTGGACGCGGACACGATGGCGCGGCGCATCGCGGCCGGGGGCGCCTCCGCGCGGGACGCCTTCTCCGAGACGGCGAAGGCCCTGGGCGGGATCAAGGATCCGGTGGCCTACAACACCGCGCTGGTGGACCTCTTCGGGACCCAGGCCGAGGACCTCGGGCCGAAGGTGATGGCCGCGATGTCCACTAGCGCTACTGGGGTGGCCAACCTGGCCGGCTCGACGGCGCGGGCCGGGGAGGCTCTTTACTCCACTCCGCAGCAGCGGCTGTCCGGCTTCATCCGGACGATCAAGGCCGACCTGATCGACTACCTCGGCGGCACGGCGGTGCCTGCGCTGATCCGCTTCGGCAACGGGATCTCGCCGGTGTTCGCGGGCGCCTCACACGCGATGGCGCCGATCAAGGTGACGATCGCCGCGGTGGTCGCGGTGGTGAGCGGGGCGCTCGGCATCTACGAGCGCAACCGAACCTTGATCAACACGCTCGTGGTGGCGGTGCTGGCCGGGACCGCGGCCTGGTACGCCTACCGCGGGGCGGTCACCGCGGTGACGACCGCGCAGTGGATCTGGCAGACCCGCACCCTGCTGATGGGCGCGGCCACCCGGGCGGTGACCGGCGGGCTGGCGCTGATGCGCGGCGGGATCATGGGCGTGAACGCGGCGATGCGTGCCAACGTCATCGGCATCGTCATCACGACGATCATCGCTCTGGCCGCCGCGTTCGCGTACGCCTATACCCACAGCGAGTCCTTCCGCCGGATCGTCGACGGCGCCTTGCGCTGGGTGGGTAATACCGCGCAGGCCGTGGGCCGCTGGTTCGTCGGCTTCGGGTCGGACACCATGGGCGTGTTCCGCGCCGTCGGCTCGGCGGCGGCTGCGTTCGGCGGCTTCTTCGTCGGGATCTGGCGGGGCAGCTTCGACTTCGTCTCGTCGATCGTGCGGGGCGGCCTGGCCATCTGGCGTGGCGCAATCGACATCGGGCTCGGCGCGATCTTGACGAACGTCAAGGTCTGGTGGACGTGGTTCACCCTGCCCTTCCGGGTCGGATTCGAGGTGATCCGCGGCCTGTTCTCGTTCTGGTCAGCGATCTTCCGCGGCGACTGGTCCGGCGCCCTCGACGCGATCAGGGCGACCACGACACGAATCTTCGGTCTGGTCTCCGGCGCGGTGGGCACGGCGCTCGGCGGCATCAAGACGATCTTCTCGACCACCGTGGGGGGCATCCGCACGATCTGGGACGGGCTGCGCGAGGTCGCCGCCGCACCGGTGCGCTTCGTCGTGAACACGGTCTACAACTCGGGCATCCGCAAGGCATGGAACAACATCGTCGGGCGCATCCCCGGGGTGCCGGACATGCCGGAGCTGAAGGTGCCGGGCCTAGCGCGCGGCGGGCCGATCCTGGAGGGGACTCCGGGCAAGGACAGCGTGCTGCGGCGCCTGATGTTCAATGAGCACGTCTGGACCGCCCAGGAGGTGGCGAACGCCGGCGGCCACAAGGCGATGTTCGCGCTGCGGCGCCTGTTCGGCGGCGGCGGGCAGGCGCGCGGGGCAGCCATGGGCATCGGCGGGGCCATCACCGGCGGGCTGGGCGCAGCCTGGGACGCCACCGGCGGCCGGGTGGTGGACAAGGTCGAGGACCTGGCCCGGGAGGGCATCGCCCGCGGGTTCGAGCTTGCGCTGTCCCCGCTGCGCGCGGCGATCAACGCCACGCTGGGCACCGGCACCGACCTGAAGGGCGCGCTGGGCCGGCTCGTCCAGTCGCCCTTCGACAAGCTGCTGGAGTGGGTCCGCGGCAAGGAGGGCGAGTCCGTCGGACCCGGGCCGGGCGGCGGCGCGGAGCAGTGGCGCGGAGTCGCGCTCCAGGCGCTCTCGCTGGCCGGGCAGCCTGCAAGCTGGATCACGTTGCTGCTGCAGCGCATGAACCAGGAGTCCGGCGGCAACACCCAGGCGGTCAACCGCTGGGACATCAACTGGCAGCAGGGGCACCCCAGCGTTGGCCCGATGCAGCTCATCCGCTCGACCTTCGAGGCGTATGCCGGCCAGTTCCGCGACAAGGGGCCGTTCCTGTACGGCGTGAGCACGGACCCGCTAGCCAACATCTACGCCTCGATCCGCTACACGCTCGCCCGCTACGGCTCGCTGTCGGCGTGGGCCCGGCCAGGCGGCTACGCGCGGGGTGGCCTGCCCCCGCACGGGGTGCCGTTCTGGGTCGGCGAGGACGGGCCGGAGCTGATGCTGCTCGGCCGCGGGGCGCCCCGCGCCCGGGTGACCCCCAACCACGAAGCCGGCGGCGGGAAGACGATCACGAATCACTTCCACCTGGACCGCTCGATGTCGACGCCGGAGATGCTGGCGGAGATGCAGCGCAAGCTGGCCCTGGCGGTGGCCTGATGTCGGCGCAGGCAGGGTGCGGCTACTGGACCGGGGCGCTGGGCGCGCTGGAGTTCGGGCTCGTGGACGAGGCCGGGGTGGCCTGGACCTGGCAGGGGCTCAACGCCTGGGACGGGCCGGCGACCGCGGGCACGGTGGCGCAGCGCTCCGGGGACCACGGCGGGTGGGCCGGGCCGCAGTACTACGCCCCGCGCACGCTGACGCTGCGGGTGAGCGCTGACGCCCCCTCGCAGTCCGCGCGGGACGCCGCGCGGGCCCGGATGCGCGGGGCGGTCCCGGTCAACGCGCTGACCACGCTGCGGTACGACGAGCCGGTGCCCAAGCAGTGCCAGGTGCGCCGCTCGGGCTCGCTGGCCGAGGTCTGCCCGACGCTGACCTCGGCCGACTTCGAGATCGGCCTGGTGGCGCCGGACCCGCGCTGGTACGGCGCCGAGCTGCACGAGACGTCCATCCCCGCGGTCAACACAGTCTCCGCGGCGGGCATCTCGCTGCCAATCACGCCGCCGTTCACCTTCGCCGAGGCCCCGCCTGGCGGTTCGGTGACGGTGGTCAACGCGGGCACGTTCGAGAGCCGGCCGGTGGTCACGCTGACCGGTGCCATCGCCTCGCCGGCCATCACCCATCTGGGCAGCGGGGCGCAGGTGAGCTTCCCCGGGCTGGAGCTGGTTGCCGGGGACGTGCTGGTGCTGGACCTGGACCTGCGCCAGGCCACCTACAACGGGGCATTCCGCGCGGCCAGCCCGCTGTCCGGGTGGTGGGTGCTGTCCCCGGGCGAGAACTCACTGCGCCTGGACGGAGCCAGTGATGGCACCGCCGTGATGACCGTGACCTGGCGCGACGCTTGGATCTGAGAGGAGAGCCGTGGCCACCTTCGTGACCACCATCAACCCCACCTGGCTGGACGGAGTCGCCTTCGACGCCAAGGAGCTGCGGCAGCTCGACGGCGCGGGCGCGATGCCGCTGGCGGGCGGTTCCGGGCCGATCGTGGTCCGCTCCGGGGTGACACCGGGGGCAGGTGACCCGCTGAAGGTCTCCGCGGCCGGCGGGCTGAACCTGACCGTCGCGGCGGGCTTCGCCTCGGTTCAGGGCACGCAGTCCGCGGATCAGGGAGTGTACCGGCTTGGGCTGTCCGCGGCGGCCGGCGTCAACACCAACGCCGCGCACGCTTCGCTGCCGCGTAACGACCTGGTGGTGGCCTACGTCTCCGACGTGGGTTCCGCGAGCTCGTACGGGCGTGTCGAGGTGGTCCAGGGGACGGCGGCCTCGTCGCCCGTGGACCCCAGTGTGCCGGCCAACGCGCTGCGGCTGGCCCGGGTGCGGGTCAATGCCGGGACCTCCTCCATCGTCGCCGGCAACATCACGGATCTACGGGTGTTCGCGGTGCCGGCCGGCGGGGTGGTGCCGGCGCTGTCCACGGACGCGCTGTCCGCGTTCGCGGGGCTGCTGCGGTACGACACCGACACCCGGGCGCTGCGGGCCTACACCGGGGCGGCCTGGGAGATGCTGGCCCGCGCGCCGGGGGTGACCAACTACATGTACGACTTCGCGGCCGATGTCACCCGGGCGCCCGGCGCCTCGGGCACGTACATCGACTACACCACCGTCAACCCGACCCGGCCGTGCCTGGTGGTGGTCAAGGCCCGGGTCTGGACGCGCTGGCTGGGCAGCACGGCCTTCGCGGCACTCCAGATTGAGAACCCGGTGGGCACTGTGCGACGGCTCGCGCAGAACGAGGGTGTGTCGACCTCCGGCGCGGCACCGATCGACGTGCTGGCCATCTGGGGGGCGCCGGCTGGCAACATCCCGGTGCGGATCACCGCAGGCAACGGGGCCAGCTCGGGCGGGAACGTGATCTTCAGTCGGTTCACGTCCGACGTGTGGACGATCGAGTTCTGATGCGGCAGCTGCGCTACTGGTCCACCCACCTGCTCACCGGGGACGTGCTGGCGGACTGGCTGCCGCTGGACGTGGACAGCTTCTCCCGGACGCTGGGCGAGGCTGGCGACCTGTCGGCCACGCTGGACCTGCGCCGGGTCCCGGCGGCCAACGGGCCGCTGCTGGCCGCGCTGGAGCCGCGGCGCACGCTGCTGTGGGTGAGCGAGGGCGCCGAGCCGGTGTGGGCCGGGCTCGTGTGGGACTGGCCGCACAGCTCCATCGGCTCCGGGCAGCTGCCCATCCAGGCCAAGACGATGCACTCCCTGTTCGCGCGCCGAGAGATCCGCGAGGACCTCGCGTACACGAACGTGGACCCGTTCGACATCGCCCGCGCGCTGGTCACCTACGCCACCACCGGCAAGGGGCCTTCCGGGCGAGTGGCCGCGCTGGAGCTGACCACCGAGGCCTCCACGGTCACCGCCTCCGTGCAGTACGCCGGGTCCGACAGCAAGAAGGTGCTGGCCGCGCTCCAGGAGCTGGCCGCCACCGCGGACCTCGAGTTCGACTTCGCGCCCACCTATCACCCCACCGCGGGCGGCTCGGTGCGCCTGGTGCTGGGGCAGCCGCGGGTGGGCCGCGGCGCGCAGGAGAGCGGGCTGACGCTGACCTACCCGGGCAACGTGACCGACTACGCCTACCCGCGCACCGGAGGCGAGTCGGCCAACGACGTACGGGCCACGGCCACCGCGTCGGCGGACTCCGGCAGCCAGGAGGCGTGGATATCGACATCCGGACACGGGGTGAGCACCGAGGACCTGGCTGCCGGCTACCCGCTGCTGGAGGAGACCGTCTCCCTTTCCGGCACCGTCACCGGCCAGGCCGAGGTGGACACCTACGCGGACACCACGGTGGCCTCCCGGTGCGGCTGCACGGCCATCCCGGAGGTCAAGCTGGCCGGGGACGCGATGCCCGCGCTGGCCGACCTGGACCTGGGCTCCACGTTGTGGCTGTCGGTCACCTCCGAGCTGCACCCCTCCCCCGGCGGTGGGCGGCCCGGACTGGTAGCGCTGGTGCGGCTGGTGGGCTGGACGGCCACTCCGCCCGGCGCGGACCGGGGGGCCGAGGTTTCCCTCAAGCTCGGCGACATCCACCTGGGGCTGGTGCCATGAGCCGCTACCTGCCGTCGCTGGAGGTCCGGTTCGCGGCCACGATCGCGGACCTGAAGCACCGGATGGCCGCGCTCGAGCTGCGGACGGCGCGGGTGCAGTCCGGGCGGACGCTGTACCCCCGGTACGGCACGGTGGACCCCGGCTACACCGGCGGTGACCCGCTGGTGCTGGTGGACGGGGACGCGGTGGCCACCGGCCCGTACCCATACCTGCGCCCGTACGCCCCGGTGGCGGGCGACCGGGTGGTGCTGGCGCCGGCCGGGGACTCCTACGTGGTCACCGGCGCGGTTACCGATCCCACCGCGACCGGGGTGCCGGCCCTGACCGGCCAGCGCGGCAGCGTAGTGGGCACGTTCCCGGGCGGCACGAACAGCCTCACCGTGACCGTCACGTTCCCGGCCGCGTTCCCCGTGGCGCCAAGCGCGGCATTCGTGTCCGGCCCGCTGCTGGACCTGGCCGCGCCGACGTTCTCGGTGGGCAACATGACCACTACGGACTTCGCGTTCGTCGTGCAACGCCGGGACGGGGCCAACGTGTCCGCGGGGGCGCGGACGTTCTACTGGCTCGCGGTGGCCTAGTCTGGCCAGCCCGGGTCCGGGTGGTCGGGGCAGTCAACGGCCGAGGCTTCCGGGTGGTCGGGGCAGACCCCCAGTACCTCGATGCGTCCGGGGTCGACACCGAGCTCGACCGCTGCCGCGCGCTGCGCCTCGTGGCCGTAGGTGTCATCGGAGGCGGCGGTTCCCACGAGGGCGCCGTCGAAGAACAGGCCCAGGCGTGGCGCACGATCCTGGCGTCCGATGATCTCGTTCATCACGATGCCTCCTCAGCGCCGGCCGGCGCTCACGATCCGGACGGTGAGGGCGAGCGCCAGCGCGGCGGTGGACGCGCACAGGCCGACGAACGTGCCGCCGTCGGTATCGATGACGCCCGTGACGATCAGGGTCAAGGCGGCCATGCAGGCTGCCAACAGCACGGCCGCCAAGGTGGTCAGCACGACGCGCCCTCGGAGTCCTCTCGCGGCACCGCACCTCGTACTCGCACCCGATCGACATTCAGCGCGTAGAGCGGGACATCGTCCTTCTGGCCGGAGTCCCACTTCACCCGACCGTGCCAAACTCCGCGTAGAACGAGGCGTTCCTCGATTTCCCCGCCCTCATGGTCCGGGCTCATCCTGTCGTCCGCCGGCCGGACGCGGTCCCCCTCCGCCAGGGAGCCGCTTTCCAGGTTGGGGGTGGCGCAGTTCTGCCATTCACTGACCTCCTGCGGCCAGCGAGGCATGTCGGTGAGATAGCTGTTGTCGATCATTTCCCTAGGCCCCTAGATCCAGTCCGGCCGCGCCCGCGGCGTAGCCGGCAAGGAACGCCACCTCGACGAGTGTCTCGGCCGCGATGAGCGGGCCGTGCGACTGGATGAGCCCGTGGTTGCCGCGCACCGCGTCCTCCATTGCGGCCTGGACCGCGGGCGGCGTGTCCGTCGTGCGGCTCGCTCGCGTGAAGAGATCTCGGATCTGGTTCGCGCGCTCCAGGTCCTCGGCGGTGAGCGAAGACCTACGCATCGCTCGCCGCTCCCCCTGTCGCCGCGGCTCGCGCGGCGCGCGGCTTCTTGGGGCGCTCCTGGCCAGTCTCGGCCCTGTAGAGCTGGTCCAACATCGTCCCGACGTTCTGGGCGGACATGTTCAGGTGGCGCCCCACCCGACGCTGGGCTCCGTGTTTGCCGTGCGCGTCCTCCTCGTACTTCACCAGCGAGCGGATCGCCCGGCAGTAGTCCAGGTGCGCGGCGTCGCGCACCTGCTTCTCGCGCTCACGCGCGGCGTTGACAGCCGCCACCAGTGCGGCCAGCTCGCTCTCGTCTCCTGCCATGCGCACGATCTTAACATGGCCATGTGACAGAACATCACATCTTTATTTGACGTTTTGTCACATGGCCATTTACAATTTAGAGGTCGCCGCAGGTCAGAGAGGCTGGAGGTCGCGTGATCACCCAGGAGACCATCCGCTGCAAGGGGTGCAACCGCCCGCTCCACACGGAGGCCTCGCGCGCCGCCGGCTATGGCCCGGCCTGCGCCTGCCGCGCCGCCCTCACGGCCGCCGGCTACTCCGCCAGCCAGGTGGAGAGGGCCATCGAGGTCATCGAGCTGGGCGGGGTCGTCCACCTGCCAGGCATGGGAGACAACAAGATCTTCGCCGTCGTCGGCAGCGCCGGCTCCATCTACCGAGCCTCCGCGACCCACTGCGACTGCACCGCCGGGCAGCACGGCCGCCGGTGCTACCACACTGCCGTCGCCTGGCTGATGTCCACCTCGGCTGGCGAGGCCGTCCGCGCTGTCACTGCCGCCGCCTGACCCTCGCTCCCGGAAGGGGACCGAACCGTGACCACGAATGCTCTCGCCACGCCGACCGAGATCGACACCGAACTGGTCGGCATCCAGCGGACGGCCGATCGCCTCCGGGCCGAGCTCGATCGGCTCAAGCGCCGCGAGCGGGCCATCGACGACCAGTACCGGCGTGACCCGTGGACCCGCTACTGGGTGGTCCCCGGCGGCCATGTCCACAGCAGCACCGCCTGCCACACCTGCTACCCCACCACCCAGAAGGTGTTCCTCCCCGCCCTGTCCGGTAAGGCCCGGCGCGAGGTTGTCGAACTGGCCGGAGAGCGGGCCTGCACGGTCTGCTTCCCGGAGGCCCCCGTGGAGGTCCGCCGACGGCCGACGCAGATCAAGACCGACGAGGAGCGCGCCGAGGAAGCCGCGCGCACTGCCCGAGAGGACGCCGCGAAGGCACGAAGGGCCAAGGCGGAGGCCAGCGCGATCACGACCCCGGCGGGCGAGCCGCTCCTTGAGGAGCCTCGAGGCTCCGTGATCCGCACGGTGCGGACTGCGGAGGCCTACTACGTCGACCAAGCCGCGTACCTGATGGCCTGCGAATACGGCTACCGCGGCACCGGCCTGGTCGACGAGGCGACTTGGTACGTGGACCAGTTCCTGGCGGCCATCTCGCACCGGAACGGCACGACGCCGGACATCGAACGCGCCCAGCGCGCCAAGAAGGTCGCCGCCCGGTGCCGCCGGGACTACGGCATCAGCCGGCCCTGAATCCGCCCGCTGGCCGCCCGCCTCCGGGCGGCCAGCGGGCGGCCTCGCCGATCTCGACACTCGCCCGCCTGCCAAGCCTGATGCCGCCGCCTGAGAACGGAGCACGCCATGACCACTCGAACCCTCTCCGCCGTCGCCACCGCCGCGAAGAAGATCCGCACCGCACTCCGCGCCCGTCAGGTCGCGGGCTCCGTCCTGTCCGGGGCTGTGATCAGCGTGACCAGCCAGCGCGCGTCGCAGTGCTCCACGCTGCTTGTTCGCGTCGACCGCATGTCGACCCCGGAGGACGAGCGGGCCATGGCCCGTGAGACGTGGGCCATCGTCGCCGAGCACTGGGCGGAGAACGGCCGCACGCGCTTCGCCAACGTAATCGTGAACGGCCGGTACCTCGGACCGCTCTGCTAACCCACGCCCGGATTGCCGCCGCCTGAACCGCACGCAAAGGAGATCGCCATGGAGCGCACCTACACCTGCTACCCCAACGGCCACCAGCCCGCGGACTTCCCGACCGAGGGGGAGGCCATCGCCTACGGGCGCGAGACCGGAGCGGAGGCCTTCGAGGTCCGCGACGAGAACGACGTCCAGACGTTCCTGGAGATCCCTGGACAGAAGTGGGTCTGACGCTGAAGCGGCTCGGCCGCGCGTCGTCCTAGCGCGCGGCCGACTCCTGATCACAGCCGTCCGGTAGGGGAACCCGTCCGCGAGGAGAGCAGACATGACCGCGCGCACCTTCACTCTGGCCGCCCGCTGGATCGGCGGCGCGCTGTCCAGCGCCGAGCTGCGCGGCGCGGACGGGCCGGGCTGGAGGGGTCTGCGCCTGGCCGCCGACAGCAAGGCGCTGGCGCGGGGCGCCCGAGAGGCGATCCACACCGCCGTGCGGGCCAGCGGGCACCCGGCCAGTGTGCTGGGCTCGCGCACCCCCACCCCTATCCCGCTGGAGGAGGAGGCCGGGGTGCGGCTCGCGCTGGTACTGGCCACCCAGGTCACCGGCGCCGCGCAGGCCGAGCGGATCGCCCAGGGCATCGCGGGGATGAGCACAGAGGAGACGTACTACTGGTACGCCCGGGTTGCCGGCTACGGCCAGCCCGCGGTGCAGGCGCTGCGCCTACTGGCCGCCGCTGCGCCGGTGGTCGCCGGCCGGCGGTAGCGGGCTGGAGCCGGCCCGCGCGGCACGTTCCTCGCCCCGGCCGTGCACCAGCGCGCTCCGCTCCAGGCCGACCGCCTCGATCATCTCGGCGAGCTCGTCACGGCTCGCACCGAGGCCGACAACAGCGCAGCCAATGTGCAGCGCGGCGCGGTAGGCGTCCCGGTCCGCGGTCGGCGAGAGGGTGAACCGCACGCTCGAGGGAATCGGGTCGATCTGGCGGCCGATCGGTCCTAGGCGGCGGGGCACGCGGACACCTCGGTCGGGCTGGCCAGGTACACGCCGATGTCGCCGTCGACGTCGCTGGCCACCACCCCGGGCAGGCGGGCCAGCACGCGGGCATGGCTCCAGGTCTCCCTGTGTTCCTCGTGCGGGTTGCCTTCGACCGCGCCCTGCGGGTACGGCACCACGGGCAGCGAGGCCAGTACCCCGAGCCGGGATGCCGCGCGGGCGCGGGCCCACAGCTCCACGGCCTCGGCGGCGATCATGTGCTCCAGGACGTCCCCGAGGATCACGACGTCCACCGCGGGCAGGGCCAGCGTGCGCGCGTCGCCGACGAGCACCTCGTCGTACAGGCTGGCCAGGCCGAACCGGGCCACGTAGGGCTCCCAGATCTCCACCGCGGTCAGGCGCGCGGCCGGGCAGGCCTGCCGGCAGATCCGCGCGTAGCCGCCGGCGCCGGCGCCGATGTCCAGCACGCTGGCCGGGGCCAGCTCGGCCAGCCAGGACGTGATCCAGGCCTTCCCGCATTCACTGGAGTAGGGCACGGTAGGCCTCCTCCCACGCACCGACGGTGGCCTCGATCGCGTGCTCGGCGGCCAGGGCGCGGGCCTTGGTGCCCATCTGCTCGCGCAGTTCGGCGTCGGCCGCGAGGGTCCGCAGGTGGGTGGACCACTCGTGGTCACGGCGCACCAGGAAGCCTGTCTCGCCGTGGCGCACGAACCGCTCGTACGGTCCGTACTCGCTTGCCACCACGGGGATGCCGAGGGCGCCCAGCTCGAGCGGGCGCAGTGCTGACTTCGAGCGGTTGAACGCATGCGGCGCCAGCGGAGCCAGGCCGATGTCGAAGTCCACCATCCGCAGGTAGGCCGCGACGTCGATGGCCCACGGGGTGTAGCGGACGCGGTCCGTCGGCAGGCCGAGCGCGGCGGTGTAGTCCGTGCCCATCAGGTGCATAGCCACGTCGGGGTGGCGAGCCAGGAAGCGGCGCAGGTGACCGGCGACCTCAGCGACATCCGCGTGGTGAGTGGCCGAGCCGGCCCAGCCGATCGTGAGCCGCTCTCGGTGCGGGCGAGTGCGCTCCAGTAGCCAGCCGGGGATGGCGTTGGGCAACACGGCCACACGCGGATTGATCTCACGCATCACCGCGGCCAGCGCCTCGGTGGTCACGGTGACGAGAGAGGCCGCGGCGGCGTTCTCGCGGATGCGCCGCTGGACCTCAGCGTCCGCGAAGACCTGGCGGGCTGGGTTGGTGGGGTGCAGGTCGAACAGGTCGTCGTCGATCTCGTAGACCAGCGCCCGCCCCTCGCTGGCCAGGCGCTGCCAGGTTGCCGACGGGCCCGGGAGGCACACCCGCTGGCCGACGATGATGTCCGCGTCCGCCCACTCCTCGGGCAGCACCGTGGATACCAGTGCCTCGTGGCCGCGGGAGCGGAGCGCGTCAATCGGCAGGCCGAGCCGGTAGTAGCCGCACGCACTGGCGTCTGCCGCCCACCCGAACACCCTCACGGACAGCGAGGCTAGCGAGAGATCTCGTCACACTCCGTCAGGCGCGCCCGAGATGCAGGTGTGGAGCTATTCCTCGGGATCGCCGATGGGGGCCTGCTCGCCCGGGGCGGCCGGGCCCCAGTAGAACCACTCCTGGCCCTCGGCCATCACGGTCATCGAGACGAACTCGCCGTTGATCTGCCCGGCCTCGACGCGGCGCTTGACCTCACGCGCCCAAGCGTTGCGGATGCGGGTAAGGGCCCTCTTGCGCTCCGGGCTGTTCTTCGTCCCGGAGGGGGCCGGCGGGGGAACATCCACCAGGGGGATGCGCCACCACTGGTCAGGCCCGGCCGTGACCCAGGCGTCCACAGGCTCGACGAACTGGCCGCGGTGTACGCGGGCCGTGGGTGTGACTCCGGGCCGCTCGGTGGGCTCCCCTGGGCCGGAGGCGATGGAGCCGGGTGTCATCGCCTCGCCCCCCTTGCGGCTGTAGTCACTGTGTAGGTCACGCTTCGACGCTATCGGTACCGGGCCCGAGGCGACGCGCAAGCCCCGGGCGCCGGTCGGCGGCACCTCCGCGGGCATCAGCGCTCGCCCTGCCCCGTGGGCGCGGACGGCGAGGCCGTGCGGCGCGCCAGGCGCACCGGCAGCCACAGTCCGATCGCCACCCAGGTGGTCAGCCGCAGCGAGAATCCGAGCCGGCGCAGCGGCCCACGCTTGTGGTCGAGGCTGTGAATGAAGCTGTGGCACCGCTCGCACACCGGGATCAGGTCGCGGTCCAACTCCTGGCCTCCACCGGCGCGCTCGTAGCTCTTGTGGTGCAGCGGCCACTTCGGCTCCCAGGATCGCGCGCACAGCCGGCACTCGGCCGGGTCGTGCTCGCGCAGGTACCGGCGCCGCCGATCCTTCCACTCGCTCCCGCGCACGTACTCGCGGTGCCGGCTGTAGCCGTGGCGCCACATGGTCACCCGGAACCGCTTGCGCTCGACCCAGCGGTCAACGTGCCCAGCGGGCACCGCCACCAGAGCCGCAGCCAGCAGGACGGACCCGACGGTCACGTCCAGGTGGGCCAGATCCTGGACGGTTCCGAGGAGCGCGCCCAGGACGGCAAAGGTCGTGTCCATCTAAAGGTCGTCGCCTTCGCGGGCGACGAGGTCCCACTCTCTGGGCAGCTCCTCGGGCGAGGTCATCAAGCCCAGCCCAGATCGGGGTCCATGTCAGGGGTCCACCCGTCGCTGGACTCCAGCTCCAGGGGCGTGGGGCCGGCTTCGAGCGCAAGGCGTTCCGGCCCGGCTTCCAGGGCGAGTTGATCGCGCCGGGTCCGCAGGGCGCCGAGCGCGGCGGCACCGGCCACCACCGGCAGCAGGCGGTTGTCGCCGTCGCGGGCGATGGAGCTGATCTGCTCGCGCACCTCACTGTCGTTCCCCTCCGGCAGAACCGGAGAGACAAACGGGGCGAGCGCGCCGAGCCCGACGCGAGTGGCGGTGTTCCTCCAGTCGGGGGTCACCGGAACCGCCCGCGCAGCAGCGGGACGGCCACGAAGGCCAGTCCGGCGGCGATCATTCCAGCGGCGGGTGAGACATCGGTGGCGAGCATGGCGACCACGGCCGCCGCGAATGTGTTGATCATGAAGTGTCCTTGATGGTGGGGTCCGCCCCGAGTGCGGGCGAGGGTGGGGGTGGACTGCGAGCGGGCGGCCGGGTGCGGGACCGGCCGCCCGTCTCGTCAGAGGAGGTATCGGTAGTAGACGGAGGCCGGAGCCCAGTCGTCGGCCTCGGAGTCCGGCTCGTGCGGGCCACCCTCCGCCGCGCGCTTCTGGGGGGTGACGGTCCAGCTCTGGTCGAACCCGGGCAGGGCCTCGTAGCCCTCGCCGGGCCCCGCGTTCCCCACGACCAGAGCGAGCGGCTCGCCGTCGGAGCCACCGCCCTGGAGGTCGTAAGCGACCAGACCGGGTGTCGGGTGCATGCCGAACACCGCGCCGTAGGCGTCCTCGGTGTCGGGGGCATCCGGCCCCAGATCGGCCCACCCTGGGCTGCGGTTCATGATCGGCCTCCCGCCAGGTCAATCGGCGGCCCTCCGCGTTGGTACAGCGGATAGATGGCTTGGCACCCCGCCTGCACGCCAGGAGTCTGCGCCCACTGCTCGGCGTGCGGAGCGCACAGATACGGCTCCCCGTAGAGGGAAAACCCCTCCACGGCAGAGGTGACATCGGCCGAGCGGCATCGAGTAGTCCGCCACCGGCCGTGATCCTCGAAAGCGCAGGCATCGCCTGCGTCTTCGCTCAGGTTGGGCCCCTCGCCCGACCGCCGCAGTCCGGCGATCGGATGGAACCTCATGGCGTCGGTCATCCATCCTCCGCGGACGTTTTGAGTTCGAACTCGTGGATCCTGTGAAAGCCATCCCGCGCTTCAGGGGTCTGAGCCCACGCATCGACGTGATCCCTGCACAGCAGTGGCTCGTCGCCTTGGGGTCCGGCGCCCGCCACGACGGCGACTGTGTCGGTCGAACGGCAGGACGTCGAGCGCCACCGACCGGAATGCTCGTACGCGCAGACACCGTCATCGACGCCGCCATGCAGACCCGGACCCTCACCAGGCGCGAACAGGCCGGAGAATGGATGGAAGGTCATGACGGCCCCACTGGTGGCACCAGGCCGAGGGCCCGGTTGACGGCGTCCTGGTCGACCTGCCACGACTCGTCGCCACCGGCCAGCAGGTGGCTGCTGTTGGCACAGTCGGCGTGGAACTCGACATGGCGGCGGCCCAGCACATCCGCGGCCCTGTCGGAGAGCCGTACCGGAAGCGTCAGGCGGTCGCCACGCAACGGCTCACCACAGTCGATGTGGTCGCAGCGCGGGTCGAGCACCTTCTGGATGCGGGCGAGCAGGTTCATGACCGCTCCGCCGGACCAGAGCCTGGGACCCTCCGGGAGTGCATCACCCAGTCCCCGGGCCTGGCCCTCAGCGCGTCCTCCAGGAGCTGCGCTCCCTCGCGATCGCGCTCGGGCAGGAGCACCCGGACCTCCAGCAGCGTGTCCGGGTCGCCTGGGGCCGCGGGCGGCAGCGGGTCGAGCACCCGGTCGCTGGCGACCGGCAGGTCCTGGTCGTCGAACGACGATCCGCCGTCGTCGACCCTGGCAACCATGCGCAGGCCCTGGAAGCAGGTCCGCAGGCTCATGGCGTCGCCCACTGCGACGCCGTCCAGTCGTCCTCCGGGCCGGAGGCCGACCGCGCGCGCACGGAGCCGTACACGCCGCTCGCGAACTCCAGGCTCTCGACGACATGCAGCGGGGTGTCCAGTACCCGCTCGAATTCCGGGCTGTCGGGTACGGAGATCACGAACTCGCGGCGGCGCAGCGGAGTGGTGATCGGGGTGCTGGCCTGGCTCCAGTCACTCGGCCGGGTGACGATGTCGCCGATCGGATCGGTCATGACTGCCGCCCCGAGTGAGACGACGTCCCCGACAGGTCCGCGGCCGAGTCATCCGGGTGGGCATGGATATCCAACTCAGGATGGTCCGCAAGAACCTCGCGACGGGTGCGAAACGTCCGCTCCACGTGGTCGTCGGGCTCCTCATGGCTGGTGCGAAACATCAGTCCTCCACGGCGTTGTTGGCGCCGGGGAACCAGCCCCGGCCGAAGATGTCCTCGGGCATCGGCTCCAGGTCGATCGGAACCGGCGGGCTCAGTCGCTGGGCCAGACCGCGCACGCCCGAGGTCAGGCCGGAGCTGATCGCGCGCACCGCGTCGCCCCGCTGCTCCGCGAGGGCACCCACCTCGGGCCCGCGGCCGTTCTCGTGGAGCAGGGCATGGGCGATCCGCTCCACGCCCGCCAGAGCGGCATCACCGGACGCCGGCAGCACCTCCGGCCAGGTCGACGCGAGAGTCATCCGGTCCAGCACGGTGGTCATGACGCGGCCACCAGCAGGCCCGCGATCAGCACCGGAACCACCAGAACCACCTCGGTCATCAGGCGTGAGACGGCCACCCGGATCCGGTTCACCGCGTGGCCGCCGGGGTGCGACGCGAGGTGCGCGACTTGGTGGTCCGCCTCGGCTTCGCCGCCGCCGCACGCAGGTCACGCACCGCGTCCGACTCCAGCGGGGAGACCGGGCCGATCCACTCGCCGCCGGCGAACTGGTCGGACTGGGTCCAGTGCGTGTCGTCCGGACCCTGGCTCAGCAGTGCCGACCGGGCGTCGGGCGTGCTCTCGATGTGTGCGCGGGCGCCGTCCTCGTTCGGACCGAAGGGCCGCACGCCACTGATTCCGTCGGTCAGGTTCAGCGCGCCCCAGAACGTGGTCGTGTCGTCGGTCTCGTACGTTTCGATGTCCATGTCGACCCTTCCTGTGGCCGTCGTGCGGCCGATTGACTAGTTGGCCGGGTACCAGGTCCGCGTCGCGACCGTTCCCGCGGCCGGGATCCAGGCGCGCTCGTAGGAGTCGTCCAACCCATCCGGGCTGGTGCCGGCGGGGACGCCCCACGCGACGGCGAGCCAGAGCGCGCTGTACGCGGCGTCCGACATCGACGCGGGGGCGGGCGCGATGTCGATCAGCTCGGCGTCGCCGCGCTCCAGGTTGTGGCGGTGGCCCCACCCGAGCACCATTCCGGTCCGGCCGTAGCGGGAGACCTCGGCGCCCGGCTCGGTGTCCGCCTGACCGTGCGGGGGGTTGGCGTCCCCGTCGAGGACCTGCGGGCCCTCGACCAGCGGGATCGGCTCCACGGTCACCCGGAAGTAGGCGCGCGGCCGGCCGGGACAGCCGTCCGGCTCGTGGACGGTCAGCAGGCCAGACTCGGGGTCGAAGCGCGTGCCGCCGGCCGTCTCGCCGGTGTCGGTCGAGACGAGGTCGGCATCGCCGAATGCCTCGTCCAGATGGTTGAGAACGTCGTCGATCGTCTGCGTGGCCACGGCGTCCTCGGTGGTCAGGGTGCTCATGCCAATTCCCTCCTTCGGTTCTTGGGTTGGTGCGGGCCGGAGTCGACGAGCGCCTACGACTCGTCCCCGAAGTCCGCGGGGACGGTCGCCGCGAGCAGCGCAGAGAACGCCTGCGACGCCGCCGAGAACGCGCTCGCGCGGCCCACGGCGCGCCGGAATCCGTCGTCGTCCAGATGCTCGGCGCCCGCCAGATCGGCGGCCTCCGCCGCGAACTCGGCGTTCTCCAGCGCGTGGCCGAGAAGGCCCTGCCGCGCCGAACGATCGTCACTCGCGAACTTGTCGGCGAACATGTCAGTCCTCCAGCTTCTCGACGGTCACCCGGAAGCGGCCCGCAGTCGGATGTTCCGGCGAGTCCAGGTCGACGGCCGTAACGTCGGCGCCCGCGAAGTCCCTCATGAGCTGGACCTCGTGGCCGTCGTCGTAGACGAGCGCGTTGTCGTCGACCAGCCCGGCCAGCAGGCGCTCGCGGATGGTCGTAGCGGAGATGGCCACCTCAGTCCTCGACCTTCTCGACGTGCACGCGGAACCTGCCGAGGATCCGCGTTGGGTACACGTCCGGCTCGTTGACGTGGATCGTGTCGTCGGGACGGAGGTCAAAGATGCCGAGAACCTCGTCGGTCTCCTGGTCCCGCAACTGCTCGTCGGACACGCTGCTCATCAGGTGCTCGTAGATGTCGTCGGCGGTGATCTCGCGCATGTCAGTCCTCCGTCTCGGTGGCGCCCGGCGCCGAGATCGGGCGGACTTCGCCCAGCGCCGTGTCGGACCGGACGGGCGCCTCGATCCGGAAGATCACTCGGAGTGCGGCCCTCCCGGCCGGGCGCGGCGTGGACACCGGCACAGGCAGGTCGCTGAAGGGGTTCAGAAGGTCGGCCATGCCGGTTCGGCGGTGTTGGCGGCCAGCTCCAAGCGGCCGGAGGTCAGGCTGGGACGGTCGTCTCGATCCGGCACGCTGGCCCGGGTGGCGTCGTATGGAGTCAGAAGGTCTCCTCCGTCGCGCAGTCGGTGCGCGACGAGGGAGAGGCGAAGCAGCGCATAGCCAGCCAAGCCCGCCCTGGCCGGGTCCGCGGACAGGCTGCCGTTGGCCAGCGCCGAGGCCACGCCGTCCGCGATCACTGGTCGTCCTCGTCGTCGCGCGGAAGATCACCGGGCCTCAGGGCGGCCAGCATGGCGGAGTAGGCCTGCGAGGTGGCGCTGTGGGCGAGGGCGACATCGGCGTAGGAGGCCACCTCCTCCGTGGGGAAGTCGTTCAGGGCCCCGAAGCCGGCGCTGTCGGTGGCCTGCGCGGCGAACTCCGCGTGCAGCAACGCCTCACCGGCCAGGTAGCGGCGGTCAGTGCTCTCCAGAGCGCACGTCTTCTGCCAGGTCACCAGGGCCGGCGCCTCGGTGGGAACCAGCTCGGTCGAGGTGACCGGGGCGGGTGTGCGCCTGCCCCATCTCATGCCGCCACCAGCTCTGTGTTCAGCAGGCCCGACCAGCGGGCGTAGGTGCGCTCGGCACAGTCGCCGGGGCAGTCCGGGCCGTGACGGCCCGCCTCGTGCTCGTCGGCGTTGTCGGCCTGGACGCTTTCCAGCGTCCAGGCGGGGTCGCTCTGCTCGCCCGGCCCCGGGATCGGGACCTGCTGGTCGTGCACCAACACGGTGCCCGGCCAGCGGTACGGAGGTGGCATGGTGGTCTCCCTTCTGAGGGACATCCAGGTAGGTGTTGAGGTCAGAGGTAGGTGGTGTTGAGGACCTCGCTGTCAATGACGCCGCCGTCGAAGTCGTAGGAGGAGCCGAGCAGTTCTGTCTCATCGATCTCGGGGGCGGGACCGAGGCCGCGATCAGCTGCGAAACGCGCCCGGCCGACACGGCCGCGGTGGGCGTCCAGGAAGCCGAAGTCCGGGCCGAAGTTGACCTCGGCCGTGCCCGAGTCGGGGTCAAGCTGGATGGTCATGTCCGGCTGCTCGAAATCGCCGGGACGAACCTGGAAGTTGGGGTTGTTGGCCAGTCCGTGCATGACGGCGGCGCGCTTGCGCTCGGCGGCGCTCTGTGGGCGGTTGCCGAGCATGGAGTTGGTGACGTGGCGACGGTCTGGCTTGTGCCAGGGCGCGAATCGCATCTCACCGACGCCGCCCTTGACCCGGACGCCCGGGTCCACCAGGTCAACACGGCAGGTCTTGCACAGCTTGCGGTGGCCTACGAGGCTGCCGACCAAGCCGACCTTGAACTCCTTTTCACAGCCCTTGCGGGGGCACTTCACGGTCTTCGCCATGGCGGTTCCTCCCTGCCGGGTCTCAGCCGGCGAGCGCGGTGATGAAGGCGTTGACGATGGGCAGCAGGATCAGCAGCAGCGGGAACGAGAGATCGAAGGCGAGCGACCCGAACCGCAGCGGCGGCACGCGCTTGCCGATCGGGCCCAGCAGCGGATCGGTGGTGGTACGCAGCCCTTCCAGGGCCAGCGCCACGCCCCGGTTCGGCTCACGCAACAGGCCCACCCGGGTCAGCAGGTCCACGCCCCAGCGAATGACCAGCAGGAAGAAGTAGATGGTCAGGATTGCCTCGGCGGCGATCGCGGCGATCTCCATGGATCAGCCCTCCCTTGAGCTGGAGCCGGCGCCTGCGGTCTCACGGGCGGCGTTACGGGTGCGCTTGTCGGGACGGCGGCGGTGCTGGCGCTGCGCGTAGCCCGCGCGGGCGGTCTCGGTCGGGTCGGCGGGAGGCGGGGGGTTGTCCTCGTCCTCGTCAGCGAGCAAGCGGTCCAGGTCCGCGGCCGAGGCCAGGACCTTGCGCGCCCCGGAATCGCCGGAGGCGGAACCGATGACCTTGCGGTCGGTCAGCTGGCCCAGCACCCAGGCGCAGGCGTCGAAGTCCAACCCGAGACGGACCTGGAGCATCCGGGGGGTGACGTGTCCGGCCTCGACGGCCATCTCGGCGGCGACGCGGAGCACCTCGGCAAGGCTGTCGACCTCCTCGGTCTCGGCGACGTTGGGGGAGGGCTCGGGCTCCACCTCGACAGGAGCGGGAGCTGGGGTCGGGGCGGCCACCTTCGCGGTGGAGACTCGCTGCGCGGGCACCGGGGTGACGTCCGCGCCGGCCGACGCCGGGGGCGTGAGGGTGACCGACTCCCGAACCTGCGGGCGGGACGGGTCCAGCAGTGCGGCGCGCGCCGGGTCGATGTTCTTCACCAACGGCGGCACCTCGGGCAGCCCGCGCAGACGCAGGGCCGCGTTGAGCACCTCGTGCCGCTCGCTGATCTCCTGGCCGTCACGAACCTCGTTGTCCACGAAGGCCGAGCGCATGCGCAGCGGGTAGCCCTCGGTGCCGAGCAGGTAGGAGATCCCCTTCGGGGCCTTCATCTCGATCTTGTGGCCGCCGTAGCCGAGCAGCGCCCAGATCTTGTCGCCCAGCACGGCCGTCGAGGCGTCCGCCGTCGTGCAGCGGAACACCTGCTTGATGGTGATCAAGTCCCGCACGAAGGTCGGGATGACATCGCCAGTCGGCTTCAGTGTCGAACAGACGACGTGGTAGCCGACCTTGCGGAGCCGCCCGATGATGTCGAACAGCAGGAAGGAGACAGCGTCCGCCAGCTTCTTATCCGGATGGCGGGTCAGCGCCAGCAGCTCGTCTATCCAGATCCACGTGGTCGTTTCGCCACGGGCGACGTTGGTCCGCGGCAGTCCGGCGGCCTCGCGCTCGTTCGCGGTGTCGGCCATCCACTGAAGCGCGGCCACCCCCTCGGCGTGCAGGTCACGCAGGAGCGCGTACGCATCCTCCACCGTGTAGGCCACACCGCAGCGACCCTTGATCGGGGCGGCCAGCGGCTCCCAGAAGCCGAACTCCGCACCACCGGACGGATCGATGAAGAAGTTCCGAGCGCGGGGGTCCTGACTCACCGCGCAGATGTCGACGTGCTCACCGGTGGACTTTCCGCTTCCGGCCTCACCTCCGGACAACTTGTTGCGGGCGAAGATCGTGTCGTAGACGGACTTACCGTCCTCGTCACGACCGATGTGCCACGGATCCTGCACGTAGCGGCCCTTGTAGTTCGCGCCCGCGCGGCGGATCTCCTCCAGGCCCTCCCAGGGCACGGTCGTGTTCAGCGTCTCGCGCCGGCGGATGTTGACCTCGACGTGCGAGCAGGCGAGGAATTCCTCAAGGGGGTTGCGCGCCGGCTTCGGCTCAGTTGCCTCGACGGTCCGGGCCCTGCGAGCCACGGTGACCGTCTTGGTCGCGGCACCGCTGGCCAGGGCGGCCAGGACCTTGCGGCCGGAGGCCGGGGCGACCGTGGGGCGCATCGACACACGGCCTTTGAGCATCGGGGCCAGGCGCTGGGCGGCCTGGAGCAGCTCTGCCTCGGTGACGCCGTCGGGAATCTTCATCACGAATCGGGCGCCAGCCAGGGTCGGCTCAGGCAGCTTCACCTGCACCGGGCGGCCGGACGGGTGCAGCAGCGTCGGGCCCTCGCCCGCGTTCAGCTCAGCGAAGGCCTTGAGCACAGCGCGCCGCTCTCGATGGCCGCGTGCGGTGTCGGACCGCTGGTGCAGCAGTGCGGCGGTGCCGCCGAGGGCGGCGGCGGTCAGGCGGTAGGGGTCGGTCAGGTCGAAGAGGTCGGACTCCAGCAGCGTCGGCCCCAGCGGGCCGAGCGGGTCCGCACCCAAGGCGGACAGCAGGTAGAGAGAGCCGGCACCGGCCACGGGCGTTGCGATGTCGCCCCAGGTTCGCCAGCGGTCGTGCCCAGCGGCACTTACGCGAACGGACCCGAGGCCAAGACGCCACCCCCCAACGATCCAGAAGCGCGGGTCGCTGAGGTCGTACGTCGAGAGGGGCTTGCGCCGCTTGGTCGGAGCCCTCTTAACCGATGCCATCAGCGCGTCCCTCCTCGTGGCCGGTGCCGGTTTCGAACATGACTACAGCCTACACATTGACTACAGACCATGTAAGATGGCGATGTGAAAGTCGCCGTCACCCAGCCGAGCGGGACGGCGCCACACGCCAAGGAGAGTGCTGTGAGCAGCAGGAACGGGACCGTTCCGCCCCCGACTGAGACGTACGACACACCGCCCGCCGGAGATCCGGAGGGCGACACGATGGACTACGGCCTACAGGACCCGGACGTGGCCTCCGTGTCACCGCGGGGGGGCGAGTGGAAGACGAGGAAGGCGCCGAAGCCCGAGCGCGCCGAGGCCCCAAGCGAGAAGAAGGGCGAGCCGAAGGCGAAGCTGACCGCCACCGAGAAGCTGTGGCGCGTAGCGGTCGTCGCGCTGGCCGCCGTGATCATCGCCCCGACCGCCCTGTCCGGCGCCCACCTGATCAAGTGGGCCGGCGAGCCGATCCACGGCCTGGACCTGGACACCTGGCTGGTGTGGCTGCCGCTGCTCGCCCTGGATGGCACCGCCATCGTCGGCATAACCATGGTCACCATCGCCGCCCTGCGCGGCGAGCACGGCGGGGCCTTCCACCTGGTCTCCTGGTCCATCGCGCTGATCAGCGCCGGGATCAACTACGGCTTCGGCACCAGCACGACCGCCGAGTGGGACGAGTGGTTCTTCCCGGTAATGAGCCTGACCGGCCCGGCACTGCTGGAGATCACGCTCGCGTTCGCGCGCCGGTGGAAGCGGATCGACGAGGGCCTGCGGTTCCAGGGCGTCAAGATCGGAGACTTCGGCAAGCGGTGGCTGCCGTCGGTGGCCACCCGCGAGACCTGGGCCGCCTGGAAGCTGGCCCAGCGCGAGGGCATCACCGACGTGGACGAGGCCATTGCCCGGGTCCGCGAGGTCACCCTGCTGCGCACCATGACCGGCGTTGACGCGCTGCGCCTGGCCTTCGAGCGGGTCGGCAGCCGCGATGCCTTCGACGCCCGGCTGTGGCTGCTCGGTCGCGGCATCACGGTCAAGGAGGCCGACGTCAAGCTCGCGCTTGACCCGCGGGACGTGGTGGACGTGGTCGCGAGCGGCCAGCCCGAAGGCCTCACCGCCCCCGAAGTCGCCGCCGCCTGGATCGGCAAGGACGCGAGCGCGGCTGACATCGAGCGCGTGCGCCGCGAGCTGGACGGCCTCGTGACCGATGGCCGCATGGTCGCTGACGGCAAGGGCTCGCGCGGCAAGGCCGTCCGGTACCGGCTGGCCGGGGCGGGTGCGTGATGGCCTGGCTACTCGCGCTCGGCCCGCTCGTGGCCGCCCTGCTTTTCCTGCCGGTGCTGGACAGCATCGGCGCACTCGACGCCCTCATGCGCTTGCTTCGCAAGCGCCGCCACCCCGACTCCGGATCGGAGAGCTGACCATGACCACCGCCGCTGACCCGAGCCGCCTGGCCCGCCTCGCCCTGAGCGCCTCCGTCGACCCCGACGCCCAGGCCGACGTCGCGGAGTGGTGCACCCGCCCGCCGCGCCGGGCCGGAGCGCGCCGCCGGGGACTGCCGCAGCACCGCCACCCCCGCGGGTTCGTCCCGCCGCGCAAGCTGGGCCCCCGCTGACCTCGCTCACCGCCACCCACCACAGCAACCGCAAGGAGTTCTGACCATGGCCAGCGTCCTCAGCGCCGTCCTGTTCACCCTGATCGGGGCGGGCGCCTACTTCTGTGCCCAGTACATCGAGGCCGGGAGCATGGCCCGCTTCGTGATCGAGCGCCAGAACGACGACGCGCAACCCGGAGACGACACCCCCGACAAGACCGCCCGCTAGCCACCGGGGCCCGGTGCCAGCCGGCACCCATGCACAGCCATGCCCCGGGCCCTCTCTCCCTCTCTCGTTCCACCCTCTCGCCGCACCAAGGAGCGCACGTGTCAACGGACACCCGCAAGCGCACCAGCCGCTCGTCCAGCAAGAGCCGCTACGCCCTCACCCCGGAGCAGCGCGCCGAGCGGATCGAGACCGCCCGCGCCCAGCTCGCCGCCGGAGTCGAGCGGCTGACCACCGAGACCGGCTGGCGCCAGTTCCTCGCCTCCCGCCGGTGGCTGAACTACTCCGTGGGCAACCAGATCATGATCCTGATGCAGTGCCCGGATGCCACGGACGTCCGTCCGCTGAAGGCCTGGAACGACGCCGGGTGCCGCATGCGCAAGGGCGAGACGCAGATCAAGATCTGGAAGCCCACCAGCAGCCGGGTCCAGCTCCAGCAGCAGGACACCCCGGCCGAAGGAACCGCGAGCGAGCCCGGCGCGGAACCAAAGACGGCCACGCTCGTCCAGCGCGGCTTCATCCTCGTACCCGTCGTAGACGTCTCCCAGCTCGTCGAGCCGCCCGCCCGAGTCGATCCGGAGCTGCCGGTGGAGCTGCGCGGGGACGCCCCCGCTGGGCTCTGGGATGGCCTGGCCAGGCAGGTGGCCGCCGCCGGTTACGCGATCGAGCGGGGATCCGCAGGCGGTGACGGCCGGGCCTACGGCCACGTCAACCACGAGACACGGGTGGTGCGGATCCGCGAGGGCGTCGACCCGGCGCAGGCCGCGAAGACCCTGTGCCACGAGCTGGCGCACGTCCTGCTGGGCCACACCGCGGACATGTCCGGCCACGTCCGGGAGGTGGAGGCCGAGTCCGTGGCCTGCATCGTCGCGGACCTCTGCGGACTGGACACGCTGGCGTACTCGGTCCCCTATGTCGCTCACTGGGCCGGCGAGGGCGACGGAGCGGTCAAGGCCTCCGCCCAGCGGGTGGCCGACACCGCCGAGCGGATCCTCGCCGAGCTCGGGGTCGAGCGGCCCCGGCGCGGCGCCGAACGGGCGGAGGAAGCGGCGTGACGCTCGACCAGGCCCGCGAGCTCGCCCGCACCAGGGCTGAGCTGCTGTGGCTCGCCCCGGCCACCTCCATCACCACCGGCAAGGTGCTCGTTGGCGTGCGGGTGCACGACGCCCGGGTCAGCTACGGCCGCACCCAGCTTTTGGTCCAGCCGACGTCCGGGCGCGGACACCGCTGGATCGACGCCGACCTGACCCAGGAGATCGAGGACTGATGAGCGCCCGCTACGAGAACATCGCGGCGTCCGAGGCGGAGGTCGAGCTGCTCGGCCCCGGCGCCGAGCTCGGTGACAACGTCATCGCCGACCACGCCGTGGTGATCGGCGACCCGGGCGCCACCGCCCTGGTGGTCGAGGGAAGCCTGAACGAGCTGACCGCGCTCGTCGGAGCCCTAGCCGCTGTCCTGCTCGGCCCGGCCGACGGGGTCCTCCCCTGCAGCCCCGCCGCCTGACCGCTCGTGTCTCACACCGACGTGCGGACGAGGCGCGGGTCAGTCGGCCTCGTCCGCCGCGCCTGCCTCGGGGTTCTTGCGGGGACGGCCCGGGGGGCGCCGGGTGGCCGCCCAGGTCTCGATCGTGGAGCGCCGCCACCGTGGGGAGCGCCGCGACGACGGGCGGTCCAGGTCCGGGTCGTCCGGAGCAGGGACGCCGGTCTGGGCCGCACGGGAGACGTAGCTGCGCCAGGTGGCCGGGCTGATCTCCAGCAGCGCGGCCACCTCCGCCACCGTCAGCAGCGGGTCGGAGTTCTCGGTCATCACCCGATCGTTTCAGAAATCCCCAACGCTGGATTGGTGATCTGAGTCACATGGATCTCGCGATCCGACCTAAAACGCCAACGCAGCGTTGTAGTATTGAGTCGTGCCCCCGCGGGGGGCACGGGAGGAGACCCAGATGCGCACCAACGCCACCGCCGAGCAGCTCCGCGCCGAGGCCAACGCCTTCGACACCCAGGCCGCCGAGTCCCGCCAGCGGTGCGGCGCGGACGGCATGCTCACCCAGCGCGCGGCCGGCCTCAGCGCCGACGAGCGGCGCCTGGAGGCCGCGATCATCGAGCGCGGCGGGGTCTGGGACTTCCCGGCCCTGTTCGGCCTGGACGGCAACCTGGTCCCGGCCCGTCTGGAGTTCAAGGAGGCCCGCTTCGGCGGGACCCGCAAGGCGTGGCGCCTGCTGGACGCCAACGGCCGCACCGCCGGGTGGTTCAACCCCTCGGAGGCGATGGACCGGCCCGTCCGGGTTCGCAACAACGCCAAGAAGGGCTACTACGTCGGCCGCGTGATCGCCGCGGCCAAGGCGGAACTCGCCGGCAACAACATCCTGGCCATCCGAGCCATCCCGGTCCGTACCGACGGCGGATGGAACCCCGACGTCGAGATCGTCGACAACGGCCAGCGCGACGAGCGGGCCGAGGCCATCGCGGCCTACCGGACTGCGTGGGCCGCTCGGGACCACAAGGTGATCGCCGAGATGGAGGACGCCGCCGACAAGGGCGGCTACATCGCCGAGCTGATCGCCGCCCGCAAGACCGCCTGATCCGCCTCGCCCCGCCCGGCCACCGCGGCCGGGCGGGGCACCCCGCTTCCGCACCCAGGAGGTCCGATGGACACCACCCAGGTCCTCGCCGTCCGCTGCCAGATCTGCCCCGACCTCGCCGTGGAGACGGACGACCTGTTCGCCGGTCTCGACCTGGCCGGTGCCCACGACGACACCCACCACGACGGCGGGACTGCCGCCTACGTCCATGTGGCGCAGGAGGCCTGATCGTGACCGCCAGGAGCAGCGCCGAGTTCCTGTTCGACTACCTGATCGGATATCCGGCCGCCGACTACGAGGCGGCGCTCCAGCCGACCGGCCCGGTTGACCCGGGCCATGACCGGGACTGCGTCTGCGGCGGCACCCCGGCCTGCGACCCGTACCCCGACCCGCCGGTGTCTCTGATCAAGTACCCGCCGCCGGCTGGTGGCTACGCCGACGAGCCGCCGTTCTGAGACGCACCGCCGTTCAGGACTCCACGAGGAGAGGCGCCGTGGCCGACACCCGCATTACCGCCGACATCACCCCGCCCGAGCTGCGCGCCGAATGCATCGCGGCCAGCGTCCGCGAGGGATGGGTGCGCGACACCCAGCTCGACCCGAGCGAGATCACTGACTGGCCCGCCCGCCAGGCACGCGCTGTTGTCCCCTTCGAGGTCGTGGACGGCCGCCCGGTCAACCCCGCCGGCCCCACCGGGCGCATCGGCCGCGACCTGGGCGCGTGGGGCGAAAACGCCGCCGCCGACGCGCTGGTCACCGCCGGAGCTGGCGCGGACCGCCAGGTGCTGCTCATCCGCCGGGGCGACGCCGGCCAGTGGGCCATCCCAGGCGGGATGACCGATGCCGGCGAGCACGCCGAGCAGGCCATGCGGCGTGAACTGACCGAGGAGACCGGGCTCAACCTCACTGGCGTGCCGGTCGAGGTGCTGTGGTCCGGCGTAGTCGACGACCCGCGCAACACCGACTGGGCCTGGATCTCGTCCACGCTCGGCCGGTTCGAGCTGGCCGAGCCCGCCGAGGTGACCGGAGAGGACGACGCAACCGACGCCCGCTGGTGGCCGTATGTCGATCTGGACGCCCTGCACGCCGCGCTGACCGCCGCCGGCGAGCAGCTCTACCTCGCCCACGAGCCGCTGCTGGCGCTCGCGGCCAACACCTGACGGAGGACCGATGATCGAGCACCGACCCACGCCCGAGCCGAACAACTGGAACGTCGGCCAGGAGCCGACCCCGGCCGCGGAGATGACCGAAGCGCAGCGGCTCATCGCCGCTGGCGGACTGCTCCGACTGGCTTTGTCCCTTGGCAACCCCGAGGCCGGGATCATCCAGCGCCTGCGGGAGCGGATGAGTACCCCGCAGGTCGGCGACCTGGTCTGGGAGACCAGCACCGAGCGCCTCTCCCTGCGCGATCCCGACCACGCGGCACGCGCCGTCGGCTGGTACGTCCGCCGCGGCGAGTCCCCCTGGCTCAGTCGCGAGGACTGGGACGCCGATCCCGAGTCCCACGAGTACCCGGGCCAGCCCTACGAGGACTCCCCCGGTCGCGAGGTCTCGGTGATCCGCCCGTGGCGCGACCCGGCCAGCGAATACGCCTGGGAGAACGCAGAGCTGTCCGTCCTCCCGCTCGACCACCAGTAGTCCGCCCCAGAAGGAGAACCCGATGCTCGTCCCCCCGAAGACCAGCAAGGACGGCACCACCTACGCCGGCGTCCAGGCCGAGCGCGGCCTCGTCCGCGAGGTCGAGTGGTTGATCACCCGCCAGCACCCCGGATTCGACCCGATCGTCATCGCCCGCGCCCAGGGCTGCGACCTGGCGAACGTCGCCATCTCCGCGTTCGCCTCCGTCGACGAGTCCTGAACCCGCCCACCGCACGAAGGAGCACCCCATGACCCGCTACCAGATCACCTCCGGCGGCTACCTGCACGGCGACCCCGGCGAGACCGATATCGAGGTCGACCTGCGCCCCTACCGAGACCCGCACGCCGCCGCGAACCTGCGGTACCTGACCGCGCATGACCAGGAGGTCCAGGACGCCGTCCGCGGCACACCGGGCGTGACCGACCTCGTCGACGAGACTGTCGCCCGCGCGCTCGCGCTGGACGAGGACGAGGTGACAATCACCAGCTTCTGCGCCGGCGGCCGGCACCGTGGACCGGTTGCCGGCGAAATGATCGCCGACGGGCTGCGTGCGGCTGGTGGCGAAGTGGACCTGTTCCACCGCGACCTCGGCAAGGCCGTCGTCGAGCGGGCGGTGCGCGAGGTGGATCGGTGACGAGCATCGCCAGCGGAGGCCATCGGGAGGCCGACCTCGACGTCGAGCTGATGCTCGCCGAGTACCAGGCCCTCAAGGCCGAGCAGCTCGCCCGCATCGGCACCCGGGACAACCTGCTCTACGCCACGCTGGCCGCCTACGCCGCCATCGTCGCAGGCGTGCTCGGCGGTGGCGGGCCCGTACACATCATGCTGGCGCTGCCCGCCGTGGCAGCCGTCCTCGGCTGGACCTACCTCGCCAACGACAAGAAGATCGTGCAGATTCGGGAGTACCTGCGCAGGGATCTCGGTGGGCGCATCGGCCAGCGCCTGCCCGACGGGGCCACCGCCTTCGGCTGGGAATCCACTCGCCGGACCGGCATCGAGCGCCGACTCGGCAAGATCGGCCACGTTGCTGTCGACCTGATCGCCTTCTCGGCCGCCAGTATCGCCGCCCTGGCGGCCTACTGGACCCTCGCTCCGATCGGCGCACTCACCGTGCTCGCGGTCGCCGAGAGCGGCGTCACCCTCGCCTTCACTGCCGAGGTGGTGCGCTGGAGCCTCTCAGGGCGTGCGAGCGGTTGGCGCCGCAGTGAGTGAACGCCGGCCAGCACTTCGGTCCATCCTCCGGGAGGCAGGCGTCCGGCGCGACGGCGCCGGCTCGGGGATGGACACCTCCAGCGCCATCTCCCGCAGCCAGGCCGCCAGGTGCGCCAGCACCACCCGCGAAGGCCATGCCGGTGCCGGTGTCCGGCTGGCGGCACGCTGGCGCTCGATCGCCGCCTCGGCCTCCGGGTCCGACAGCGTCACCCGCTCGATCTCGGCACGCTGGCGCCGCTGCGCCGCGGACAGATCCTCGAGCGGGGCGAACAGCAGTCCGTACACGTAGGCGTCGAACGCGGCGCAGTCCCGCGCGTCCTCCAGGGCGTCCCGAACCAGCTGCGCGCGGCGAAGCTGGGCCCGCATCCGGTCCACGCGCCGAAGGGCGCCCCGTCTCGGAGCGACAGTCTTCGACATGGCGGGTCACCCTCCCGGCCGACGGAGATGTCCCCTAGATCGTAGGGACTACGGCCAGCCACGGCGACCGCAAAGTCACAGCTGTGTAGTTTCTGCGGTCCTAGGCTGCAGGAAGCCGCCCGGCCAGGCTGCGCCGGCCAGCTCGAGGCCCCGAATCGCCACAAGTGCGCTGAACGGTAGCGTTCCGCCCCATGGCCATCGCCGCGTTCGTCGTTGCCTGCCTCGCACTCTTGGCTTCTGCGGCCTCGGCCTGGTTCGCGCGGGGGCAGAAGCACGCGGCCGACCTCGCTGTCGCAGAGGCGCAGCGCGCCGCAGACGCCGCGGCGGAGACGGTGCGGATCGAGCAGGCCCGGCGGGCGGACGAGGTCGCCGAGGCCGAACGGAACCGCGTGCGGTTCGAGTTGATACCCGACATCGCATCGAACGGTGCTACCTGGTACCTCCAGCAGGCGGGGACCGACACCGCCTACGGCGTGCATGTCGACACGGGCGACCTGCTCGGCTCATCAGGCCAGGTCACCACCTTCAATGAGTTCCCGGCAGGAGACCAGCAACAACTCGTTCTCCTCCGGACCACGGATACCACCACCGAGCGCATCGAGGTCACCTGGCATCAGCGTCCGGACCATTCAGATCCGCAACAGTCCGTGAGCCTCCTCGTGCGGTAGCACTCAGCGTCAGTGGTCGACCGGGTGCAACCGGCGGGTCAGTGGCCCGCCCTCGACCCACCCGCGCAGGAACTCGGCCAGGTCGACGAGCGCGTCGCCAGGCGGTGGGGGCCCGGCCTCGGCTACAACACGGCGAGCGCGACGCTTGGGAGCGGGACCGCGGCGAGACGGCGGGGCACCCACGGCCGCAGCGAATAGCTTCCGCGCCGCGTCGTCGATCGCGTGGACGCCGGTCGGGCGGCGGTGCCAGGGGCCGCTCGTCCCAGGTGTCGGCCTCACCGGGCGGCTCAAGCACGGCGAGTGGATCGGTGCCCGCGGTCGCCGCACGGAACGCGGCCAGCGCCGCGGCGGCGTAGGCGCGAGCGGCCCGCTCGGCCCGGCTGGCCAGATCGCTGGCGTGCACTCCCGCGAGCTCGGCCCGTTGCCGAGCGGTCTCGCACCACAGCTCGTGCCGCTCCGCGGACTGCGTCCGCACCGAGGCGGGCAGGACGTCCGGCAGGTCGGGCGCGACCGCGGCGGCTTCGACCTCGGCAGCCCGCTGCGCGTCACGGGCCGCCTGCCACTGCGCGCACAGCGCCCGGTAGTACGCGCGGTGCCGCAGAAGGATCGCGTCGGCCGCCGCCTACCCGGACGTCCGCGGCCTCGCCGTCCGGGTGCGGGGCGCGGACGTCCGGGTAGGCGGCAACGTGGGTGGCGTGGTGTTCGCGGTAGAACTCCCGGCCCCGCTCGGTGATCCGGTAGCCGAGCGCACCGGTGCTCCGCTCCGCCAGCGGCGGGACATGCGCCTCGATCAGGCGCCGGTCGATGGTCGCGGAGCGCCCCCAGCGCAGCCGGCCGCCGCGCCGGTCGGCCATCCACAGCAGCGCCAGCACCTCCCACGACCGCTCCGACAGCGCCGGCTTCGGCGTCCGGGCCGGCATCGTCGACGTGCCCGCGCGGGCGGCGGCCCGGCCCGCCCGGGTGAGCGTGACCGTGATCATCCAGCCGAAGCGGGTCGGCCGCGAGCCGCGCGTGATCAGCCCGCGCGTCTCCAGCGCGGCGACAGTCGAGCCGTTGCCCTGGTTGTCCCAGCCGCGAGAGGCCAGACCGAGGCGGGACGGTTGTCGAAGTCACCGCTGGCGCCGGCCGCGCGGTGCGCGTCCTCGGCGGCCTGGTCGAGCGCGAAGATGATCGCGAGCGTTCCCTGCTGGCGGTCGTTCAGCTCGGTCCACGCAGCCAGCGCCTTCGACACCGCCGCGGTCACGTACTGCGGGGCAGCCCGCCCCGACAGGACGCGCGCCAACCGGGCCGCCGCAGTTCGATGCGACTACCAGACTTCAGCCGCGGACGGCAGTGGCGAGCTGCTCGTGAAGCTCCCGAGCCCGGTCGGAGCTTTCGCGCGCGACGACATCGAGGCCCTGAAGGGCGGAAGCGTCCTGGGGGTCGGTACGACGCTGGACGGCTAGGGCGAGCAGGTAGGTGTGACGCAGGCTCTGCTCGGTGGCGAGTCGAAGATCTCCAGCGAGGGCACGCAGGGACGGATCCGGGTCGCTGATCGCGATTGTCGCCAGCATGCGCCAGACCGGCGCGCAGCGGTCGCTGAACTCTGCGAAGACCTCGTCGAGGTTCTCCCGGGAGCGGAGCCCCTCCAGAAGGAACGGTCGGGTGCGGTCCAGGACAAGCAGAAGATCGGCGAGCACTTCCAAGCGCTCCCCCCGCCGCTGTCGTCGCTCGGCGCGCTCCTGCACGCCCTCGGCATACCGCGCCGTCAGCCACACCGCGACCAGTCCGATGATCGAGCCGACCACCACGCCCAGCACGCCGATCAAAGCCGCTCCCACGATGGCGACCTTGCCACAGGAACTCTCGAATCGATACGCCGATTCGGACCCCTCGTGCAACACGGGGCCTCACGCGGACCCCGGGACGAGGCATCCGCACAGGGCGCTCACTCCCCTCACTCGATCACGCACGATGATGGTCGGCGTGTGAGGTCACGCGGATACCCGCACACGACAGCGCCCGCGAAGCCCGAGACACCTCGGACCCGCGGGCGCCTCACGCGACCCCGGACCAACCTCACAAGCGGCAGCAAGGAGGAGGAAGCGGACACGGCGCCCTCACGCCTGACCACGCCGGCTCACGACCACCCGCTCCCCCGCCCGCCGGACGAGCGCGAGCTGACGCTCGAGGATCCACTTCCCCAGCGACTCGCTCCCGTCCGGCCCGCCACCGGTGTCCAACTCGACCTTGCACCACCACATCCGGCCGCCGAGCTGGTCTCGCTCCTCCACCGTCGCCGTGCCGTACCGGACGGCGAGCGGGGCCGTCTCCGTAACCAGGCGGACCCGGTCGCCCTTTCCCAGGGCGCGATCACCGAGCTGGGCCGTCATGCAGCCTGCCCTCCGTCCTCGGCCAGGGCCGCCTGCACCCGCGCCACCGCCGGCGCCAGCCGGCGCCGGCGCAGCATCTCCGCGCGGACCGCCAAGGCGGCCTTCTCGTAGCGGGTGACGTGCTCGATGGACGTCCAGACCTTCCGGTTGCTCATCGGCAGGGTCTCCAGGCCCGCCACCCGCATCACCGCGCGGGCGAGCCGCAGGCGCCGCGGGTCGTCCCGGGCCAGCCTCTCCAGGCCGCCAGCCGCATCGATCTCGTCGGCCAGGGCGACCGCCCGGTCGAGGGCAGCCTTGCCACGGGGCAAGGACGGGCGCCCTGCGCGGGAAACGCGCTCGATGTTGGCCATGTCACACCCCCGAAGATCAGATTGACCTGAGTGGACTACAGCATACGCATCTGCCTTCGCGCTACAGTGCCGCGGACTGTCGATCAAGGTCGGAAAGTCTGACGGATCTTTCTCCCGGCCGCGCCGCACGACGCCGCCGACGCAGTGCGGTGATGGGGTGCGACAAGGAGGTGGGGGCGGGTGGTGTGGTTGGGAGAAAGATTTGCTCCCAACCCCTCCGACACCCTCACCCCCCCCAACCCCCCGTCGTGGCCCCCAGCGTCCCCGTAGGGCCACGAACGCACCGCCCCGCTGTAGGTCTACCTCCGGCAACAGCCTACGGACTACGGCCTTCTTAGAGGCTTCACTTTGCCTACGCGGCCCGCTCCAGCTCCAACAGGTCCTCTGGGCTCCAGGCTCGCCAGTTGGGCGCCCGGCCCGGCCCGGCTGAGGGTCCCGTCAGTGCCATGAACCGCACCGGGTCGCTCGGCAGCCCTGAGCACTCGCAGCCCCTGCCCGGGGCCGCCGCGTGCCGGGCTGTCGCGATCAACGGCACCACCTGGAACCCGGGGGTGGACCGCAGCGACAGCTCCCACAGGGTGTTCTGCTCCTTGGTCGAGAAGCTCGGGTTGGTCGCCACCGTGCCGTCCAGACTCACCCCGGTCAGCCGGGCGGCAACGATCAGCAGGTGCGGCGGGCGCCAGGCGGACACGTCGTAGGGCCCCCGCGACAGCCGGGAGGCCACGGCCACGAACCCCACGGCCTCCAGCGGCGGCATCACGCTGTGGACCTCGAAGTCCCCGCCCTCCAGCGTGCGCTTGCGCCGCCACTGGACCACCGGGGTGCGCCGGGGCTTGCGCTGCCGCGGGACGGCGCCTGCCCCCGCGGTCGGACTCACGCCGCCACCGCCGCTGCGGCCAGCACCGCGCGGGCACCGGCCACGTGCACCTCGGCCAGGCTCACGGCGGCCCGCAGGTGTTCCACGCCCACCCAGGTGGTGGTCGGGTCGTCGGCCAGCGCCAGCAGCGCGGCGATGCGCGCGACCGTCCCGGGGTACTTGCTCGCCCACGCCGAGATCACGGCGAGGTTGCCGGTCTCCGGGTGCAGCCGGGGCTCCCACTCCGCCTGGAACACGGTGAACTCCAGGTCCGCCTCCAGCGTCAGCTCCAGCTCGGTCACGGTCTCGGCAGCGAGGGCGACGTCGAGCACACCGCGCACGGTCCGGTCCCACTCCGCGGTGATCTCGTCGGGCACCTCCTGGATGTCCACGCCGCGGGTGCCGACGACCGGCGGCGCCACCGCGAACAGGAACCGGGCTATCAGCCCGCGGCCAAGGAATTCCGGGTGCCGCACCGCCTCGGCCACCGTCTCGGGCTGGGCGAGCATCACGAGCGCCAGGAACGCCTCCGCCAGGTGCACGGTGGGCTTGCCCGCGCGGCTGATCCGCAGCGGGTCACCGTTGTAGGCCTTCAGCAGGATGTCCAGCCCGGCCCAGGCCCAGGCGCCAGACCGCTCGACGGCAACGTCGGCGAGCAGCTCGCCGTCACCGAGGTGCGCGCCGACACCGCCCTGGTCGGCAAAGCGTGCGGCCAGCCCCTCCGGGGTCGCGCCGGCGAACCACAGATCCACCTGGCGCGGTTCACCGATGGCGTCGATCCGGCGCTGGAGGGCTCCGGCCTCCTTGATGGCCTCGGTCCGCTCGGCGTCGGTGCCGTGGGGGGCGGCTCGCAGGACGGCGTCCCGCCGGCGGGTGGCGATCTCGCGGTCGACCTGGGCCTGGACGCGAGCGGCCATCGTCTCGCGGTCCAGCTCCCGATCCCGGGCCAGCAGCGGCGCGCTCACGGTGTTCAGGACGGCGCTCTTGCGGGTGCCCGTCTCGGCCACGCCGAGGGTGTAGAGCGCGAGCGACTCGGTCCAGGTGGGCGCGAGCCGGACGCGCCAGCGCCCGCGGCTGGCGGCGGACAGCACGCCGAGGGCAGCGAGGGCGGCCAGATCGACGGGGAACTGGTAGGCGGCGGCCACCGCGGTGGCGATGCGCCCCGCGGGTCCGGTCAGGGTCGTGGGGTTCGGGACGGGGGCTGCGGTGGGGGTCATGGCGGGGGTCCTCTCGGGTGGCTGCCGGCGCTCGGCGACTTCTACGTTTTGTTTTCCATGATCAACTAATCCAAAGGCCGAAAGTCGGCGGACCCCTGACCTGCGCCGCTGTTCTTGTCCTTTTTAGCGGTATGGGTCGTGCTCCCAGATCAATAGGACTTACAAGATCAACGATCTTGTTTTCCATCAGAATCGCTCGCTCCCTCCGTGGACCCCAGGAACCGGGTGTAAAAAAGGACGTTAAGAAGACGGCCTGGTCAGGCGGTTTCGCGCCTCGCAGCGGTCACCAGACGTGGATGTGCCTGGTAGCGCGGGGACGGAGGCCGGCCGCGACGGGGCGGCTCGGGCGGCAGCGGCCGGACGTAACCAAGATCAGCGAGGTGCTCGACGATCTCCTCGACGTCCGATGTCCGGGTTACCCAGCTTCGCCCGTCTAGCGCCCGGTACGCCTCTTTCACCGTGAAGATGTCGTTAGATTCCGAAGTGTCCTCGGATGTCCGATTTTCCGAGCCACTTCTCGCCTTACCGGCGGAACCCCCCTCTCGAAGAAAACGCCGAATAAAACCGAGCACCGCCTCCAGGCGTTCTGCGCGCTCCGCGTAGGTGCCGATCAGCACCTCCCTGGCGTGCTCCACCAGGTACGGAGCGAGGTCGAGGGCGGCCTGCATCTCAGCCCCGGTGATCACCGGGTGGGCGTCGCCGGGGCGCTCCGCGAGGGCGAACAGGGCCGCGAGCCGCACCAGGGCCCCGGGCAGCTTCGAGGCCCAGGACTGGATGTCGGCCAGGTCTCCAAGCTCGGAGTGCATCCGGCTCTCGTGGCCGCCGAGGTTCCTCCATGCCTCGAACGCCGTCGTTGCCTCGTGGTTTAGGCGGATCGCACCCACCTCGCCGCGTGCGGTGATCTCCTGGCCGGCGGCGAAGACCTTGCCGACCACGGCGGCCCACTCCGCCTCCACCTCGGGCTCCATCGGCGGCGCGCCGCCGGCCCGGGTGCCCACCGTGGACTCCGGGCGGGCGAACAGGAACCGCGCGAGCAGGCCGCGGGAGGTGAAGGCGCGCACCTTGGCGGCCTCGGCGATCACGTCCGGCTGCACGATCAGCCCGATGGTCAGGATGGGTCGCGGGATGACCAGAGATGCCCTGCTGGCCCGGTCCACGCGGGTGAACGAGCCGTTGTAGGCCTTGAGGATCAGGTCGACGTTGGGCACGTTGGCGGAGTAGCGCCCGGCCACCGTGCCCAGCAGGCCGCCCTCGTCGACGATGGTGGCCAGGGGCCCGCCCTGGCGCTCCATGCGCGCGGCCAGCGCCTCCGGGGTGACGTCGTCGGCCAGGATCTGGAACTCCAGGCTGTGCAGCTCGGCTTCCAGCTCCTCGGCCTCGGCCTCGGCCTGGTCGCGCTCCTCCCCCTCGGGCTCCCGGGCGGCCGTGTCCACCGCCGCGGCGTAGCGCTTGGCCAGGATCTCCCGTCGCGCCCTGCCGCCGCTCTCGCTGGCCAGGTCGCGCTCCAGGGCCCGCAGCGGGGCCGTGGTCAGGTTGACCACGGCGGTCTTGCGGGTGCCGGAGTCGCTCAGCGCGGCCACGTACAGGCAGGTCTGCTCCGTCCACCCCCCGCCGACGTGCACCTGCCAGGCCCCGCGGGTGGACGCGGCCAGCGTGGCCAGCGCCGCGAACGCGGCCAGGTCAGGCGGGGACTCGGTGGTGGCGGAGACGGCCCGCACCAGGCGGCGCACCACCCCGGGTAGCGAGCTGACCGGCAGCGGCGGCATCTGCCGGGTCAGCGGGCGCGGCTCCCCCCACCCGCCACCGGGGCGCCAGCGCAGCCGTTCGTGGGCCCGGTCGATCTCGCGCTGGAGCTCGTCCAGGTCGACGCCGGGGGTGCTGGCCAGCCGGTGCAGTGCGACGGCACGCTCGGCGATGGCCCGGCGGGTGGATGCCGCGGAGACCTGGTGGACGTAGTAACCGACCTGCGTCGGCGTGGCGGACGTCTTCCACACCAGGTCATGGACGTACATCTGCCCGCCGACCCTGCTGAGCAGCGAAGCCGGTTTTCCGCTGCCCATGGGGACCATTCGGTGGGCGAGGTAGCCGACCACGGAGGCCTCGTCCGTGGGCCTTTCCGGATGCAGCTCCATGAGCGCGTTGTGGATGAGCTGGTGCGCCGGCCGGGCGTAGTCGGTCTCCTCCAGGGTGCCGAGCACCACGGCCAGCGCCTCGGGGTCACGCAGGGCCAAGCCCAGGCACTCCCGCTCCGCGCGCAGCAGCCCGGGGTCGATCTCCGGCCCGTCCGCGCCCGCGGCGACGGCCGCGGGGTGCAGGTGCACCTGGGCGTCCCGCTCGCCGCCGCCTCGCTGCCCTGACCTGCGGCTTCCCGCCGCGCCCGACTCGCTGGCGCCGTCCGCGCCCAGGGCCCTCATCCTGCCGTCCTCACCGGCACGCGCGGTGCCTGCTGTCCGGGGCGGGTGGGCAGGCGCAGGGGCCGTGCGGCCTGCCGAGCGAAGTGGCCGTCGATGCGCGCGGTGGCGATGGCGATCGAGATTAGGTCGCTGACCTCGCCGGCCGAGGCACCGGGGGGCGGGTGGACGCCCCAGCGCTCCGCCGCCTGGAGCTGTTCGGTGCCGGGCTCGCGGTCCCGCCACCGGGTGCCCTTGCGGGCGAACCGGGAGCCGGCCTTGCGCTCGACGCGGGCGGCGTGCTCCTCGCCCAGGGCCATCGCGAGGGTGAGATCCGGCGCGCTCCCGAACGGCACAGGGTCACCGGTGCGCGGCATCCCCCCGATCGCCCAGGTGCCCGGCTTGAACGAGGACTCGCGCACGAACACCTGGCCGTCGCCAGCGGGGATGAACCAGACGCCGGCCTTGGTCTGGAGCCAGGTGACCTTCGACGTCGAGGCGAACAGGTTCACGTCGACGGCGGAGACCTTGCGCACCTTCGCCCTGCTGATGCGCTCCACGGCCCCGACAAGATCCTCGCCGTCGAACAGCTCCTGCTGCTCGTCCTCCTCCGGCTTCGCCTTCGGCTTCTCCTTGATTTCACCGTCGGCGAGGTCCAACAGGGTGCACAGCCGATGGTCCGTGGTCATTCCGACAATGTCGAGAATGAGGGCGTTGGCCTTTCCGGGGAAGGGGCGCAGCACCCTGCCGACCATCTGTCGGTAAAGCACTCCGGACTTTGTCGGCCGGGCCATGATGGCGACCTCGGCGCGGGGAATGTCCGTCCCCTCGGTGAGCACCGCGCAGTTGGTGAGGATGTCGAGATCGCCGTTGCGCAGGCCCTCGATGGCCTTGGCTCGGGCGTCGCGGTCCATCTCCCCCCACACGGCCTCGGCCTTCACGCCGGCCGCGCACAGCGCTTCGGCCACGGACTGCGCCGTCGCCACCGTGGGGGCGAAGACCAGCCCCGGCCGGCCGCCGCCGTGGCGCTGGTAGGCCTCGACCACCTCCTGCTCGAAGCCGGCTTCCGTGAGCGCTTCACCCAGCTCAGAGGCCACGTAGTCGCCGCCCTTGGTGCGGACCTGGGAGAAGTCGATGTCCACCTCGACGCGCCGGCCACGTGGGTTGACCAGGAAGCCCTCGACGATCATCTCCAGGACGGAGCGCTCGTAGGCCACCGCCTGCCAGACGCCGCCGAGTCCCACACCGTCCCCGCGGGCGAGCGTGGCGGTGATGCCGAGGGTGTTGGTTCCGCCGACCTCCCGGAAGCATCCGAAGTGGTCCAGCACCCCGCCGTAGGTGCGGGCGGCAGCGTGATGACATTCGTCGACGATCACCCGCTCAAAGGCATCCCGGGGCCACTTCGCGATACGCCTCCCTGAAGCCAGCGTGGGAACCGACCCCACGACAACACCACAGGAAAGGTCCGCCTTCCGGTTCGCCATTTCAATGCCCACCCGCAGCCCGGATGTGACGGCACGAATCTTCTCCGCGGCCTGGTCGACCAACTCCTCGCGGTGCGCCAGGAACAGCGTCCGGCCGCCTTCTCTGGCGGTCTCCTCTTCGATGAGATGGGACGCGACCACGGTTTTCCCGGCCCCGGTGGGCAAGATGATCGCTGGCCGGTTCGTGCCGCCTTCCCACGCCTTCCTGACCGCGTCGATGGCCTCGCGCTGGTACGGCCGTAGGGCCAGGTGCGCGGCGCTCATGACGCTTCCCTGAGGTCGCCAAACAGGTCGACCTGTCCGTCGACTTCATCCTCGGAACTATCCGGCGGCTTCGAGTGGCCCGGCGGCCGGAGAGACAACGCCTCCAGCTCTGCCTTGATCTCCCAGCGAGCTCGGGCCACACCGTCGTTTCCGTGACTCCGGCGACGGCGACTCGGGGTATCCCACCCCTTGCGTGCCGCGAGCTCGGCGACCATAAGCCAGCCAGCGCCCCGCAGGCTGGCTCCGGATTCCCCGGCCTGGGTGTAGGTGATGCATCGCAGGTAGCCGAGGGCTCGAGCTGCTCGCCAGGCGGCGCCATACAGGGCGCTGTTGGCGTTCGGCGTCCCGTTCGTGCTGGTTCGGGTTACCTCAAGCGTCCATCCGTCGTCGAGCGAACGGGCTACGGGCCGGCCGGCAGTGGCGACTCCGACGAGCACGTCGTCGGCCGCGACACCGAGCGCGAAGCGGTAGCCGACCGGCGGAGCGTGATGACGATGCCACGCCTTGATGTAGGCGAGCGCAGTGTCCCGGGTGATCGGAACGATCCTCAGGCGCGGCTGATGCACGGGCCCGTTCACCGCGTACCTCGCGCGGCGAGCTCGGCCCTCCGGGCCATAAGGAGTCGCCCGAGGTGGTTCAGCCCCGGCTCGGCGCACGCGGGCCGCCCGCACCGGCAGTCTCCCCAGTGCTGGTCGTGCCAGCGGTTGCCCTCGACGAGCTCGGCGTCGCCGGTGGACAGCAGCGCGGCGATCCGCTGTGGCCCGACGAACTTGGCCGCCAGGACCTGTGCCATGACCTCGTAGCGGACCCGGGCGTCCCATTCCGGTCGCAGCGGCGCCCGGCGCCCGAGGCGCTTGGCCTCACCGGGGTTGCCCGCGGCGGCGATGCGGTCTCTCCAGGTCGGGTCCAGCGTCTTGCCGGCGTTGAACGCGTGCTCGGCCGTGGGGTACTGCCGTCCCTCCCAGGTCAGGACGCTGATGTGGAAGTTGGACAGGAAGCCCCAGCCGCCGCTGAACGAGCTAATGACCGGCCGCCGGCCACGGGTTTCCGTGCCGCGCTGCCGGGCCGCGTCGGCGTCCTCCGGCTCGGGCGCCGGTAGCATGGTCGTTGTCATCGGTACCTCTCGTTGCCCCACCAGCGCGAGCGGTCCAGCAGGGCCCCCGATCTGCGGTCGGGGGCCTTTCGCCTGTCGGTCCACCTTCTTCCGACACCTCTCTGCTGACAACATCAGCAAGGGCGCGTCCCACGGTGTGCCGAGATATCCAGAGACCTCTGCGGGCGTGCGTAGGGCCAGTTCAGGGTGGCTAGCGACGCGGTTGCCCGCGTCGCCGGTGGTCAGTAGGTCAGCTCGGAGGCCGCGCCCAGGAAGGCCCCGAAGCCCTCCCCACGCAGCCAGTAGTGCGCCTCGTCGGCGCTGGTCTCGTCCGGCGCCTCGACGCCGTTGAGGTCGGTCTCGCCGTCACCGGCCAGGCCGAGCACCTCGACGTCGAGCCTCTCCCCGTCACCGAGGTCGTAGCGGGCCAGGGTGCCCCGCGCGGGGCCGTTCCCGGCCGCGAAGGGACCGCTGGTGATCCACGGAGCCCCGGCGGCGGGGAGGGCGCGGGCGCTCATGACAGACCGAAGACCTTCCCGAGCTGGCGGTTGACCAGCTCGCGTGCCCCTTCCAGTGCGAACGCCGCCATCCCGGCCCGGTCACGGTCGGTGTCGTCGGCGTCGGGGTCGCGCCGGGCCTCCTGCTCGGCGTGGATCATCCGGGTGAGGTCCTCGCACAGCTCCTCCAGGAGCCGGGCCGGGACCATCAGCTCGGCGAGCGGGTCGACCGCCTCGGCAGCGGCGGCCAGCACCGCCTTGGCGTCCTCGCCCTCGAAGGGGTCGTCGAAGCCGGTCCGGGTGTTGGGGCTGGTCACGACGCCTCCAGGAGGGTCAGGTCGCCGGCTGCGCCGGCGGTGCGGTTCTCGAAGTCGAGGGCGACGACCTCGGCGAGTGCCTGGTCGTCGAAGTGGTAGAGAGCCAGGTCGCCGCGGTCGGCCTCACGGCGTAGGGCGGCCTCGTCGCCCATCCATGCCGGGTCGGAGTAGTAGGGGCGTCCGGCGGCCCGGGTGGCGCCGGCCACGGCGCGGGCCATCGCGTCCAGGGCGATGTCGCCGAGCACGGGCGCGCCCAGCGGGTTCAC